GAATGCCGCGCCGGATTTCGCCGCTTTTTCCTTGTTCCGCGACTCCTCGATAGCCGCCCGCCCTTCCTCGGTTAACGCCCTCTTGTTTCGCTCCAGCTTGCCAATCTGGCTCTCGATCATTGAGCTAAGGTTAAAAAACTCCTCATCAGGCACAACGCCTTTTTGCCAAAGCTTGTCGAGTTCTCCAGCCGCCGCCGATAGTCTCCTAATCTTCGCCGCTGTCGGATCGATAGCGCTTTGCACGCTTTCGAACGCCTGCCGCTGCCGCTTGATTTCCTCGCGTAGCCGCTTCGCTTGCTCGCGTGCAATTTGCTCCTCGTTAACGAAATCCTTCACACCTTGCGCCGCTTCCTCGTTCGCTCGCTTGAATTGCTTTAACGACTTCACAGCGAAGGTGACTTGTGACACGTCAACGCCAAGCGACAAACCAGCGTATTGTTCTGCCATAGGCTTTTCCTCCGTATACGAAAAAAGCGCCCGAAGGCGCTTTGTTATTTGTTGTGCATCATTTCGAGTGCTTTTTGCTCCATGATACGCAAATCGTTTAGGGCCATTTCTTCATCCTCTATTTTATAGATTCTGAATAGCATTGGCAAAACATTGTAATCAAGGCCATAAGCACCAGCACCAGCCGATCGCCATTGCGTTTGCATAGCGCAAAACACATCCCACGACTGACTCATGCTCTCATCAAAGATGATTTCCGGCGGCTCCTCCCCTTCGTAATCGGAGCGGGTAAGGCCAACCGCTTTTAACTCTTCGTCAGTGGGCGGTTTCTGGTAATACAGGTAAACCGCCCGTTTTAGTTTTTTACGCGCTGGCCCGCAAGTGCGCCCAGGTAAGAACCCATAAGGGCCAGGGCCGCAGCCGGATAATATTCAACGAGAGCGGCGGCGTTTTCTTCGTTAAACTCTTCTTCCAGATCCCAGCCCGTAGCGATTTCAGTAATAAACTCTGCGTCGCGCATGGCTTCGCGCTGGTAAAGCTCTTGAATTTCGGTTGATTTTTTGTGCTTAACGGTAAAAACAATAGTTGCTTCATCGCCGTTAGGGAGTTTGAATTTTACTGGTAGTTTGAAATCCGGCATCGGGGCGATTTTGAGTTTGAATTTAGCCATTTGCTTTTCTCCTGATTGGTTGGAGCCTTGATATTACACAAATAAAAAAGGGGGCGCAAGCCCCCTTGATGATTACGCCGGATTCGACGCCATAGACGCGAAATCACCTTTCAGCGACACGGTTAGCGAAACGGTTTCCATTTCGTTAACTGCCGTCTGTGGGATCTCGTTAAATGAGAGAGTACCAGACCAAAGGCGCATTTCTTTTGCACGCGGAACATACATGCGCATAACCTTAACCTGGCCGGATTCGTCGGCTGCACGCAGAATCGGATAGATCGGGTTATCGTATTCATGCGCAAAAGTGTAGGTCATGGAAACAGCGCTCTTATAGGTCGGGATCTGCTGCTCGCGGTCGTCGGCTAGGCACTGGTAAGTATAAAACTGCTGCTCGCCGCCTTCCTGAGAGAGATCTTGAACGCATGGAACCTCGATCCAGTCACTAATCTTGTAAATGCTCCCGGTGCCGTTGCCTGAATAAACGTTTCCGTCAGCGGTGCTAAAACCTTCGATCGTAACGTCGTTGGTTGATACGTTTTTAACTCGACCAACCTTGTTAATCAGTTTGGCCCAATTCGAGCTAGTGATAATTACGTAATCACCTTTCACCAAGCCATGAGAGGCCGCGCAAGTCAGCACAGGCTCGGCTGTGTTAGTGATTTTGGTCACTTTGATAGCGGAGCCGCCGCGCGTTTTCTCAACAAAAACCTGTGAACCGTTTGGAAGATGCATATTTATTTCCTCTTTTCTTCTGCTCTTACATAGAACCGAACCGGAACAAGCCAGCCCGTTTCGCTCTTTTGTATCGGGCGAACCTCGCCGCCCTGGCTAACATAACCAGTCTCAAGCATTTTACCATCATCAAAAAAATCAGCAATCCCTTTCGCAATCTTGCGGGCCTTGTCAGTGCCTGAGCCTGGCGCAAAGATCACGCTAACCTGAACCATGCCAACGTAATAGCGGCATTTTCTATCAAGTGAAGCGTAAACCGTTTCGGCCTCGGTGTAGTGGAAAGCAAGCCACATGCCGCCCTTGCTCGGCGGCTTGAACTCTACGTTTTCATATGCGATCGGGTATTCGCTTTCGTATTCCTCTGCGAGCGCCTTACGCGCCGCGACCATCAGATCATAATGCATTTTTTGCCCTCGACTCCTTGATCGCCTCCGCCATGAATGAGCGCAAGCGTATTGCGACAATGCCAACAACGCCAGCAGGGGCTTGCTTAGAATGCCCGTATTCAAGCGCGTTAGCGTAAATTAGCATGTTGGAAAAATGGATTGAACGAACCGCTCCACCGCCGCGCAAGATAGCGTGAATTGCCCGCTTACCCTCCGCAATGGTTTTGCCGCCGTCTTTGTCGTAGTTGTTGAGCGCGTAAAGTGGTGGCCTGTTCGGCGTAACTTGCCAGTTACCGCGAAAGCGCCCGGTGTCCACTGGCGAGCCTTCAACAAGCGCCGTCTGAACCTTTCCGGCGAAAATCTCCACGCAATCAACAACGCCGTTTCCAGCGGCCTCTATCCATTTGTCAATCTTGCCCTGAAATTCTCGGATCGAATAGTTAGCCATGAACCGCAACCCTCCGCAAGATCGGGCGGTAGGCTACCGTTGTGCTGGTCTGCCTGATTGGTCTTGCTTCGGTCACAACGTAGCGCTCGCCGTCAATCTCAACCATGTAGCCGTTTAATATTTCAACGTCGCCGTTAAAGACGCCCAACTTATCCGTTACTCGGATCGTTTCGCCGTCAACCTCGCGAACCCTTGGCGACCGCACAAGCCCTTTAATCGTGGTTGTGATTTCCGGCTTCTCAACCTCAACCCCGCCCACGATATCAACGCCGCCAGCCTGGATTATGCATTTAAATTCGCCGTCCCAGTCACTAAAAAACGCGATCCCGGCGCTTGCCAGTCGCTTTATTTCTGCGTAGTTCATTGGGTGCTCCTTTTAACTTCTTTGCCCAAGAGGTACTCACCAAGCGAGTTAATTCGCCCACTGTTTAGCGCTATGCTGTCGATAAGATCTTGTATATCCATGCTGTCAATCTTTTTGAGGCATGGCATACGCCGCCGATGTAGGCCGACAATGAGGCCAAAGCCGCCGCCCTTTTTCTTGAGCAATATCTCATACATTTTACCCCAAGGAGTTTGCCTGATCGTTTTGCCTGAGCTATCAGCGGATACGCGATCGAACGTCTGCGAAAATTCACCAGTCAGGGAGAAAGACGCAACGCGCCGCGAATAACTTTCCACGCTCTCCCCTTCCTGCTTCATCGCGCCGTCAAGCGCCATCAAGTGAAGCGTATACAGCGCAAGTGCTTTGTAATATGCATCACCAAAACGCGAGGGGCTTACAAATTCGGATGCAAGGTCAATCCAGGCCGCGATAATCTCAACATTGACGGCTTTCATTGGCGGCGCTAACCGCTGGATTTCAAGCAAAACGTAATCAATATCTCTTAGCATTTTTCAGTCTCCAGATATGACAAGGGGCGCATAAGCGCCCCAGGTATTAAAATTCGCCGCCGTCTTCCAGTTCTTTACGGCTCTTACCCTCGGTGGGGTCTTTCTTGCGTCGCGCATTGGCTTTGGCCTTTACTTCCTCGGTCAGCGCGGAATTGTCTTTAACGGCTGCGTCGCCGCGAGAGATCAGGTACTGAAAAGCGGAGGTTTCCAGCTTATCTTTTTCGATCTCCATTTCCTGGCCCGGCATTAGATTTACGTCGCCAACAATGATCATGCATAAGCCAGTGTTAACGAGAGTTACGGTTTCTTTTTTAGCCATTTTTGAATCTCCATAAAATAAAAAGGGGAACCCCGAAGGATTCCCCGATATTAAACTATTTAGCCACCTTTGGCAACAAGCCCGGTAATCAGAACCAGGGTCAGTGGGCGATAGATGGTTAAGCCAGTGCATTTGGAGGTGCAAGGCACTTTGAAATGCAGGTCTTTCGGCTGCGCCGGGAGCATGTTAAACGCTTCCGGGATCTCGATGCTCATATTCATCGGATCTTTTTCGTAAACCAGGCAGCCCTTGGCGCCTTGGCCGTCGATATCTTCCAGTTCGGAAATGGATTCGATGGTGATTCCGCCGTTTTGCTTCATGAAGTAATCAAGATAGCTTTCGGTGGTTTCCGGCATGCGAACCATCAGAACCTTACGCATAGACGGCGGGATCAGGATGTGCGTTGCGCGGTGCTGTCCCTTGGTCAGCGTTTCGATGGTTTCGATCGCTTTTTCCAGTTCTTCGGAAGCCTTTTCCGGTGACTTAACGCCAGCGGCGGATAACCAGCCGTCGGACGTGATTTTAGTCAGGTTCGGGTGATCGAATACGCTTACGATTTTGTGCGGCTTGGAGCCACGGAAAACAAGCTGATTCACAAGCTGATCATGTGCGCCCTGTGCGGCATTGGCCTTACGAGTGGAAAGGCTCTTGCCTGTACGCTGGCCCGCTTTGATTTCGTCGATGGAAATCAGGAAGGCGTTACCCAGGCGGAACACTTTGCCGAACTCGGAACTCATCAGCGCGTCAACGGTCGGCAGGTCGTCGGTATAATCGGCGATGATTTTTGCGTAACCAACTTTATCGAAAACCTGATATTCAAAGGTTTTGTCGGTGTCGCTCAATTCGTTAGTGACCGGAAAGACGCGCAGCGCGGAGCCAGCCGGGTATTCTTTTTCGTATGCATTGGAGCGGATCTTGTGAAGCTCCTGCGCAGTCCAGATACCCATATCAGCGGCGTCAGCTTTCACGCCCTGCATTTGCAGGTGGGAAGTCACAACGCTGGCGTCGAATTCGTCATATTTCTTAGTCATAATAAAACTCCCTTAAAGGCCGTTATTGATAATCAACGGCCCAATGATAGCATTTTTTGCTAAACGTGCAACAAATTTTTATGGTAGGGCTACGGGTAATACTTGCTCGCCAGCAGGCAGAATATTAACGCCAACAATATAAAGCTCGCGATCCAGCTTGAAAAAGTCGCCCGTAAAAGTCCAGCCGCCAGGCAGAACGCCGCCGCTTTTGCCAATAAACCCATCCTCCAGGACGCGAACCGGATCGCCATGTTGCGGCGCTTCCTCGATTTGCTTGGTCAGAACCCAAACGCGCCCGCGAGTGACAACGTTCATTGGCTCGCCTGAGCGGTAAGCCATGTAACCCGATTGCTCATCTTTGTAAAGGCAATCATGCGAACGCAGCGCGACGCCAAAAGGCATCAGGCTATCAGCCAGATCAGCAGTAACCATGCGATAGCCATCAACGATGCCACCAAAGCCAACGGCTTTACCAATCAGGATGGATTCATCTTTGCAAACTCCGGTTCCGTTAATGTTGTATCGCGTGGAATCAACCAGGCAACCGGGGAGGCTCGCGCCCCATAAAACGCCATAATCAGACATAATAAACTCCCATTAAAAAAGGCGCTCATTGAGCGCCTTGTGAATTACTGAACCTGAACCTCTACCAGTTGCAGATCACCAAATGCGGTGTAGTCCCCGGTAAAAGTCCAAGTGGTTTCGATTGCGCCATCGCTCTTAACAGTGCCGTCTGTACCCAGTTTAACAACGGCCCCGAAAGTTGGGGCGGTTCTTTCACTTTTATTGAGAAGCATCCAAACGCGACCTTCGGTCATTACGTTAATGCCACCGCCATTTTCATAAACCATGCGACCATTTTTGGATACGGTCTGGAAGTGGGAGCGAATCGCAACGCCGTAAGCCTTGCCGCTTGCCTTCATCGGCTTGATCAGCTTGTTACCCATAGCATCAACGCCGCCATGCTGAACCGCAGCACCAACGTAAATATCGCCAACGTCGCCGTCATCCGGCTTGCCAACTACACAAGCGCCGTCGATGTTGTATTTGGAAGTGTCGCCCCACTGGCCCGGAAGCGCCCGCGCCATATGTTCGTGATAGGTTGCGCCAATAGTAGCCATAATTATTGCTCCTTATTTCAGTTTAGCCAGGCGAGCATTAGGATTCAGCACCTTATCTTCGCCATCTTCTTTTTTGCCTTTCTCAACGTCGCCTTTAATAGCTTTGCGTTGAGCCGCCATTTTATCAGACTCTTTCGCCAGATCAAAGGCAACATCGATATAAGCGTCCGCCTTTTCGGAAATATCAGCGCCAGTTACCTCTTTCACGAAAGCAACCTTGATTGCTTTTGCGTCCAGGCCGTCAGTTTTCACGCCTACTTCCTCGGCAACTTTCACCAGCGCTGCGTGCGCTTCTGCGTCTGCTTTTGCCTGAGCAACGGCGGCTTCAATTTCTGCCGGGATGCCGTCAACTTTTGCCTGTAGGGCGTCGCGCTCTGCTTCCAGGCCGTCGGCTTTTGCCTGGGCGGTCTGTGCATCAGCTTTCACAGTGTCGATATATGCGGCTACTTCTTTCGGCACGTCGAACTCAACCGCGCCATCCAGTTTAATTTTAACGGTCATAACTTGATCCTCTTTGTTAGAAAATTCATCGATATCATAGGGGAAATCCTGATTGCTATCAAGGTTTAATTTTGCGATACCCGCACGACCCTTGAACACCATAGCGATATGATTAACGCTAATGTTGGTTTGAACGGCGTCAAATCTTACCCAATCAGCGGAATCAGCTTTCCAACCTTCCGGCATATCTTCATCAAAGAAATATTCGCCCGTCGCGTTGTTGCCCCAGCCTGGCTTGTCAATGTCGATTGAGCTATAGCCCACGGATAACTCCGCTGTCTTTTTGGCCTTGGCGCTGTCAATCGCTCGCTTGTCGTAAATGCTAACCGGAACCTCGACCCCGATCCCGCTCGGAACGCCTTCGCCAGCACATGCGCCAACGACAACATCTTTTGCGTTTTCAGGCGTCACGGTAACATGCCCCAAAGTGATCGGCTTGCCGCTAAAAGTCGCCAGGGAGTCGGCCTTGAAAACCTCGGAGGCGGGGCGGAATTCCCGGCGCTCGCCGAAAGGAGTTTGATAAACCTGTAAGCCGATTCGCGCCACAATAGGCCGATCCACTAAAAAGCCATGCTCGTCAAAATGCGCTTTCACCTGCACGCTGTCAAAACGTTGTACTTTTTTCATCTCATTCTCCTACCTTGTCAAAATCAGGAATAGCCCAGCATCGGCACCCGTAAGGCTCGCCGGGGAAATCGTGTATTGCATTTAGTGCAATGCGCTTGCCTTCCCATTGCAAATGCTGCAACCTTTCGCGCTCGTCAAGCATACCACACCAGAAATAATGCGTCACGTTTGCATCTTTCAGGCGCTGGCGCATTAGGCGGCTATTCCAGGAGCCAACGATTCCCGTTGCCCGGTTGGCGGCCCAAGAGCTATAAACCGCAAAGCGCTTTTCCGCCATTTCGTTTACCTGAGCGGTATTCTTTCCGGTGAAATTGGCTTGCCTGATATTCCCGGCCCAATCGTTAATGATGTTGGTGAATAGCTTCTCAAATGATCCGGCGCTCATGGTTTCCCACTGCTTATAAAGCGTCTCGTACCACGTTTCGCTTTGCGTAGGGCCAACCAGCATCAAAAGCATAACGGCCTGATTCTTTGTGCCTCCGGTGGATTTGGCGACGTTTAACCACTGTTTAGAGTTGAACTTGTATACCGTCACCGCCAGCGCCGGAAGTAGACCAATCAGCGCAGCGGCAAGCTCTTTTGCGTAATCAATGATCTCGTTTTCCGCGCTATCAATTTCATCATCAGATGTATCGAATTTCATCGCGTGCGTTTTCCGGCGCATGAACACGACAAGATCGCGAACGGCCCGCCGCAACTCGCGGGCCAACTCTCTTTCGCTTGCGTCCGGGAATCGCCATTGCTTTACGATCCCTTTAACCTTCATCGGTCATTCTCCCCCATTCCCGGCTCCGGCTCCTGCTCCGGCTCCGGCAGCTTGATTTTGTCCGTCTCTTTCAGTTTCAGGATTGAGCCAAAGGAGCGCAGCGTGTCGCGTGCTTCTTCGGTATCCATAGCCTGATCCTGAATAAGTTTCACGATTGAATCAACGTTTTTGTTTAGCACTTCCGCCTGATCTTTATCGCTCGGAACCGCCAACGGCTCAAACACAATCGACCACTCCGATTCCGTCACAATGAACGGCAAGAGGAACTCCAGGATCGGCTTGTAGTCCTCTTTGCGCTTGCGCTCGATCAGCTTGTGATAAGTTTCAAGCGCCGTGTTTTGGCTCGCGCTAACGCCGCCAGTGTTTTTATTTTTAAGCACGATCTCATGAATGCCAGATAGCGAAACGATGCGATCAAGCTTTTTCTCCAGGAACTCCGCCACGCCGGAAACATCGGAGTTTAAAACGGTGTAATCCTCGTCCTCTGCGTCAATGCCGATCGCCCGGCCAACGCCGCTCTCGTCGTCAACCTGAGCCAAACGCAACCGCGCTGCATATTCGCCTTCGTCGTCGTCGCAAATGGCTGAAAGCCCCCTGGCCTTCCATACGGCTTGCTGCTTCCGGCGTAGTAACTGCGTCGCCAGTTCTTCGCAATAGTTGTAATCGTGGATTGCTTCAATCAGGCGCTTGTTGAGGATTGACGCGCCCCAACCATCATTGTTTTTGCGCTGCTCGTTCGGGAGTCGCTCGCCGTCAATAATGCAAATCCTGGTGTAATGCACGTAATAATCGGGAATATCGCTACCGGGAGAAATCTTGTACAAGACAGGCTCGCCGTAACGGGCGCTCCGCGCGTTGGTTTCCCGCTTCTCAACTTTCACCTGAAAGCGATCGTAAACGCGAATGTCTTCGAGCAATGCACCCTCTTTGACCGGGGATTTTAGCATGCGGCCATCAGCAACAACAGCCACGATTGCAGCACCACCAAAGAGACGCGACCAGCACAGGGCATCAATGATTTTTGCATTGAGCCGCTTCTCATCCCAAATAGAACGAAACGCCGCCTCATCCTTAACCCCCTCAACACTAAATCCCGGCGTAACCATATCTTCCGGGATCACGTCGATAATCTTTTTCGCGAGTCCGTCTTGCTCGTAAAAGGTTGCGATTGAGCTTTTGGCGAGGCCCACCATATAAAACGGCTGCTCTACTCGCTTCTCCCCCTTGAAAATTTCGTTGTAGCCATCGGCCTTTACAATCTTGCTCATAACTTTCTCCCATAATAAAAAAGGCTGGAATTGTCCAGCCTTGATTATACATGCGTTTAGCAATTCGTGCTATTTCTTCAAACCAGCTAACCGCTTCATGCGAGAAACCGGATCGTCAGCCAGGTTGAGGCCAAGGTTTACAGCATCAACAAGGTTATCAACGATATCGTCGTGAGGATGTGAATCGTCGAAAGTGAAAGCGGATGTTTCGGCCAGCAATTCCGCAAGCATCGGATGCGATTCCGGCAAAGCAACGCGCCCAGCCTTCATGACTGGTGCGGCGTCCATAGCGCGGGTTGCCTTATCTTTATCGCGCTGCACTGGCTCGATATCGATCGGCATTTTCTTTTTCGCGCCCTGGATTAAGCCAGTACCGCTTGCCTTATCCTCGACGTAGATTTTGCGCAGCGTGCCGCATTCCTTATTGCGCTTCCAGCACTGATTGACAAAGGCAACGAATTGCGTTTCCAGATCCGGCGCTTCCCACTTGCCGCGAACACCGTCGATAAAGTAAACGCGATCCTTGTAAATGCCCCAATAGCATAAAACAGTATAGTCGTTTAACTCTCCGACCTTCTGCGCAGTATCCGCAGTAATAAACGTGTACTCAAAGCGATCCGGTTTTGGTAGCGTGCATTTCTCGCCGCCGCCGTAATACTGGAACCACTCCGTTTTAAACACGTTACCGCCAAGCGCGATCGGGCGTTGCTGGTACTGAGATTCGAACGTGTACAAGTCAGCCTCGCGCAGCGCTAACAGCGATTCCGCGCTTTCCTTCGCGGGCCAGAAAGAGTAATGCGCCACGCCGTCAATGTATACTGGTTCGCTCGTCAGCACATCCCGATCAAATTCGGGTTTCAACCAGTCAGGAAGCGTTTCGCGATATTCTTCCGTAACCAGCGCCGGAATACTCACAACGTCAAACTCGATGCCACCCATGCCGCCATTTAACAGAAACCAGGTCGAGTCGTTGACGTGTAGCCGCTGCTGAACCACTACGCAAGGCGTTGTGTCTTTCATGCGACGTGAGCGCACGGTGTTTTTTAGTCGCGTGTGAATCGACGCGCGGCGCACTGGAGAAAACATATCGTCGGGTTTGTCCGGGTCGTCAAGCGTCAGCATGCCAGTAAAAAAGTCGTCCATGTACCCACCACGCAGACCTGTAACCTGGCCGCCGATCGCGCGTGAATTGAGTTGCAGCCACACCTTGCCGCTTTCGTTAAGCGCGGTGATATCCTTGGAGCTTGCCTTTGATAGCTTGCAGGGCCAAAGCTCCTGGAACTCCGGCGATCCGATAATCTCTTTTACGCGGCTGCTGTTTTGCTGAACCAGGCCATCACTAAACGAAAGGTTAAGGTTTCGCACTTTCTTGCTGCGTATCATGGCGTAAACAGGCATGTGGATTGAAAAAATTTCCGTCTTGCCTGAGCCGGGAGTGATGTTGAAGATCACGTTTTGCGCTTCGCCTTTTATGATCTGCTCAACCTTCCAGCACAGCAAAGAGAAGTGCCAGTTGCTTAAAAACTTCTGACCTTGCAAGAGTTGGAACCAGATTCGGATCATCTTCTCGAAAGAGTATTCGCTAATCTCTTTGATTGCCCGCTTTTGCGCGGGCGTCAGGTCTTCCCAAATCAGCATATTAGATTTCCTCCAGGATATCGCGCACCGCCTCTTTCACTTCTTCGGCGCTAACTGCATCAATGCTGGTGCTTTCCGCCTTGGCGACAACGTTAACCTGTGGGGCGTTATCAAGGCCCAAATCTTTACCAATGAAATTCGCGCTAACTACGCCGTTTGCCGCTAACTGGAATTTCTGCTCATAGATCACAGAGTCGATGAACTCCATAACGTCACAAAAGCCAGGCTCTTTGCGCCACTTCTCAAGCGCACACTTTGACCAGCTATTAAACAGGCGTAAGCCATTGAGGGTGAAGATTCGCGGCTTCCGCACCTCGTCCTGATAGGTTCGCCCCTGGAATGAGGAGCTTTCCGCAGATTTTAGCGCGTTGGATTCCGCCCACTCGAAATAACGGATCGCCATATCAAAGACCTGCTCCGGCGTGTAGCGGTGGGATTGATTCAGCGTGATGATATCGCCGTACTTTTTGTTATACAGGCGTTTGAAGTTATACGCCTCATGCACTTTGTTTTCGCTCATGGTTTGCACCTCCTATTTTCCGAGGAGTGATTATACCAAACCGCAGACAATAAAAAACCCCGCATTAGCGGGGTTGGTTTCAGCACTTGTACTTGACGCCTTCGCCGTTTTCGTGCTTGAGTCGATTTCCGATCTTGCCAGCGATGAACAGAAAGCGACCGTTGACAGTCCACAAATCTTTATCTTTGTCGTAGAACGCAGATGCGTAAATGCCTTTGCGAGCCAGATGATGGGAGCCAATGCGGCCCAGGATGAGTGCGAAAACAAAACCGAGGATAAAGCCAAGGAAAATCATCATTGTAAACTCCTTACATAGTTTATTGAAAATTGGTGTGTTTCCTGATTAGCGCCGGAATACTCCTTCGCCAGTCTAACCGCCATCTCCGCACTGCATGCAGTAACGACGGTTTCGAAATCCTGTTTGCAACTTTGGCACTGCATACCCATTTTGCGGATGGTTAAGTTAACTCGCCATTGCATTTTGCTTTCTCCTGAGAGGTTGCGGGTTACGGCTCCCGCTGCTATCGCCATGCATAGCCGATTTGATTTTTGCGACATTCGCGCCGCGCGTTACCCGTTCGGGCCTCTTATGTTTACGTTTTGGATGTTACCAATCAGCACACGCGGCGTCAACTTAAATCACTCGTACTCGCCCGCTCGACCAACTCGCCCGGCCAAATATCCAGCAGTCCACACGAATTTGTAGCGGTCGATAAGAACTTTAACAGGCTCATGGTGTTTCGTAATAACCTCAATCATGATCTTGTCGTTTTGGCGGTCTTTCTTCTCCATCTTTCTTACCGCTTCATTCAGTCCGCGAGCCGCTCGTTTAACGATGTTCCAGTGTGCCTCGTTCAATCCAAACATTATTAAAGCCCTCTTGAGATCCAAAGGTTGTACATTTCGAAATAGTGCATTGCTGTTTCAGTGTCGCCGCGCTCCAATGCCTCGTTTTGCTTCTCTGCGCACCACTGCGACGGTTTTTTTGTATTCACCCATAGAATCACACTCCTAAAATTTGCGCCTCTTAGAATCGCTCCGAGGCGCTTTAAAATCGATACGTTTTCGTTAAATTTCTTGCAGCATCCCGCGAATGTTGTTTAGCGTCTTAATTTTGAAGCTGTCCCATTCTGGCGAACCCGGCTCAAGCTCTCGCGGCGAACCCGGCGCGGCTGTGCTCATATCATCAATCAGGCAAGCCACCTCGTCAACAATCAGATCTTTAATGTGCTCTTTCGCTTCCAGATCCTCAACCGCCGCGTAAGCCTGGACGCTGCCGCCGATAACCCTGCACTGTCCAAGCGCTTTCTCTAAGTCGTCGTATACTGTCACGCGGTCTTTGTAGCTATGGCCGGAAGCGATGCGGTAGCGGTGTAAGTAGATCATTTTTGCTCTCTCCTTTGTGCGTCAACCTGGTTTTCAAGCTGGCGGAAAACCTCCGCCGCAACATCCGCCTTTATCGCTACGCTATCAACGGCTAAGGAGTCATTGCTCCATCGCCAGCCAAAAGCGTTTAGTAATTCGCGGCCTTGCTCGTCTGAAAGGTTAATCGTGATCATGCGCCCACCTTATCAAATTTAATTTTCGGATTGTCACGGAGGAAAACAACATCGTTATCGTAAGCATCAACGCGAACCTCCCACACGTCGCCAGTGTCGCTATCAATCAGATAATCGCCATCCTCGCCAACGATTAACTCATACATGCCACCAGCAACAACAGCCCCAAAATCCTTACGCGCTTCAAACAGTGTATTGGTGTAAATTGCCATCTCGTTTTCTCCGTTTCGTTTCGATGGGGCTACTATAGCGCAGCCCCGCGATCCTGTTTTAGCAATTCGTGCTATTTGGTGATATCAATCAGCGTATCCGCCAGCGTGCGCACAACTTGCGCCTGTTTGCGAACATCGAAACCATCGGGACAACGTAGGATTTTTCGAACCTCCTCGTTAACCGCGATAAGCTCGTTAACCTGCTCTTGCAGACGTTCGCAACGCTTAACCCAATCCTCGCCGCTTGGCTTTAGCGCTCCGCTGGTAATGATTGCATCACCGATAAACGCCTTACCTACGCGGATTTGACTTACCAGGTTAGCCGCCCTTTCTGCCATGTTGATCGCATTACTTAGTTCGACGCTCGCGAGATTGAATTTTCCTTCGTAATCAAGCTTTGATGAAGGTTCGCCATCAATGCGCACGATTGCGGTTTCTCCTGCGTCATCTTCGATAAGCACGCGAGCGGGTGAGTATTCGTACATGATCTTGTAATGCTTACCCTTAGTGAAGTTGCCGCAAGTGATAGTCGGTGTTACATATTTGATCATTGTGCTTTCTCCTCGTTTACAATTTCCCAATCTTTGCCGCCGATATGAATTGAATGCTCAAGCCTTGTGTAGAATGGGGAGCCTAACTCCCCGTTTGCTTTGTAGGTTCCGGCGTACTTTCCAGATTTAACTAACTCGGCCTCGTACACCTTGCCCGGTAAAATCCAGGGGCATTCCGCATAGTCTGTGCGAATTTTTACCAACTTGAGATCTCCTCGAATGCGAAGTAGTCGAAATCATCTTGTGTGATTGGTTCGTCGCAAAGTGCTGCCTCTTCCAGCATTTTCGCCAGCGCGTCACAACACATTTCGGCTTTGTCGTCAAAGTACACATTAGCCATTTCGCGGCCCCACTGGCGGGCGTTTTTGTAACCGTGCTTGCGTAAGTTCTCCGTGGTTTTCTTTGAGTCCTCCCAGCGTTTTGCGATCTTGGTAAACGAGCGGGCCAGGTATTTACGATTGGTTTTCATGGTTAACTCCTTTTGATGGTCAGTGTTTCGGCCTCATCGCGGGCCATCTCAATCTTGCGCAGCACTTTATCGCTGGCGTCTTTGGTTGTCAATACTAATTTATCACCCTCTAAACTGGCGTCAATACTGACGCCGGGAGTGTATAAGCATTGCTCACTTGTGGTAATGAGAAACATCAAAGAACCCCGTAAATTTTATCTTTCCCCTGATTGGTTGCCTTGCTTCAATAAGGCCACTTTATCAAATGGCCTTGCGGAAGTTTTAGCAATTCGTGCTATTGAGGTGATCGCGAATGATTTCGTTAACGGTTAGCATCGGATCGCCATCGGTCAGATAATAATCGTATTCGCAATAGCCGCTTACGTTATCCTTGGCGCTGCTGATCCTGATATAGTCCCGGCTGTCACCGTCGAAGGTGTAACCTTTGCGATGCAGTCGGCAAAGCTTGACCTCATGCCCGCCCCTGATAAGCTCGATTATCTCATCCGGGAAACCGCCATCCGTGCAAATGATGGGGATATCGTTTAGCTCTGCATCCTCTGCAAACCGCTTGCCGAAGTAGCCGTTACCAAATCGCGGCTTAATCACGTCCTCGCTAATCCAGATCATAAACTGGCGCGGGGATTTACCATTCAGGAAGTCTTGGGCTTCTTCCTTCTGGCTCCGGTCGTTATAAGCCTCAATGAATTGGCGATACTTAACCGGGCCGAGCATGGCAAGCGCGATCTCAAACATCGGCGCTTTGAAGCTCATCATGCGCAGCGGTACGGGGGATTCATCTTTAACCAGACTGCCGATTGTGTCTTTGCCGATCATTGGAGGCCCATTTAAAACGAGTATTTTAGCCATTGTCCAATCTCCTTAAATTGCCATGATGCCGATAAACAGCGCCGCAAATGCCAGGGTGACGCCAACCGCTTTCAGTGCGTCGGCCTTTGTGATCTGCCACACTGTAACCTCTTCCGGCTCCTGCAAAGTCCAGCCGTGGCGCTTAATCATTTTGTCGAATTGATCCGGCGTGTGGCTATCGTTGAACGATGAGACGATAGCGCCAGTTAACTCCGGCTTGTCATTGAAGTAAATAAGGCCGCTCTCGACGATGTAGAACGATTTTTTGCTGGCAGACTCGTAAATCTTCATTTTATTTTTGCTCCTCTCTCGTTGCTTTGTAGGGCCATTATAGCGGCCCTAATTTCGTTTGTTTTAGCAATTCGTGCTATACGGGCAAGCCATCGGTTACTTTCAGCTTAACCCACTCTATGCGTCCCTCGCGCTCCTCAACCTCGCGCTCGTACTTTGCCGCGTCCTGGCAAGCTCGACGCCACCAGCGGCCCTGGCCCTTGTCGCACCAGTAATAGAACTTCCCGCGAAGGCGGATGTTGTAGGTGTAACCGTTGTGCCACATCTTGATATTCATTCCGCACCTCACCACTCAAATTTGCCGGAAATCATCACGTCGCCAACGGCAGAAATCATAATCCAGGGCCAGCACAACACAGGGTAAAGCTTATCCTTGTCCGTCGAATCCGCCGTTTTCAGGAATGCCCGCATGAGGAAGCAGCCGCAAACATACAGAATCAGAACCAGAACCGCCAGGGTAATAACCGCGTAAATCATGATGTTTCTCCTTTGTTGTCTTGATGGGGTCACTATACAGCAACCCCGATTTCGTGTTTTAGCAATTAGTGCTGTTTTAGCTCATCCACGCCATGCGATTGCAGGTGCGAATGGGGCTTGTCGTATTCCGTCACCTGATAGGTCGTGATCCCAAGGCTGCGGAAGTGCTTAATCACGTTCGGCGAGTCGTCAAAGGCGCACACGATATTATCAAGGCCAATCGCCCGCAAGGCCTCCTCTTTGATTACCGTGTCTTTGCGGTTGTCGCTGGCCCGCCGCATAATCATGTAGTCATATTTCACTTTGTAGCGGTCAAGCCAAATCATCGTGTCGGTTTCCACCTCATCGGAACGACCAGTCAGGATGATAACGCCCATGCCTGAATACCAAAGCGCATTGACCACATCAATCGTGTTTTGGATCGGACTGTCGCCAATGGCCGCCCCGTTAAATTCGCTCCAGCTTTCCGTAAGGTGCAAATCCTTGGTCGGCAGCAGGTGCAAGCGGTGCGTGCCGTCGCTCAATGTTCCGTCCAGGTCGATGATTGCGACCCCCTTGCCGTCGGTTGGCACGCGATAAGTATTACCCCACAATTCAAACTTAATCATTCTGATACCTCCACGAATTCGCCTTTGTTAACGTAGTATTCCAGATCCCGCTTGCTCATTTCCGGCTGAGGCCAGCCACAAGCGAGGTGCCATTTGTAATCGCCCAGGCCGCGCGTCCAAACGTGGAGGCCGTCCCACCTCCACCAGCGTTCCGCAAACCTGCTTTTGTAGGTTACATCACGCTTTAAACTCATAGTCTACGATCCCATATTCGTTGATGATTTGAGCTTTGTAAAAGCCGCCCTTGTTGCCCAGGTTCCAGGCCAGTGACATTGGGATTACGCGAATCTGCGGCTCGCTGTTTTCATACTCCCACACGATGAATGTAACCATTTTGATTTCCTCGTTTGCTTTCGATGGGGCTATTATGGCATAGCCCCGTTCGGCTGTTTTAGCAATTTGTGCTATTCGCCCAGCATGTAACGCTTACCATCTTCGCGGCCTTTCTTGCTGCCATCCAGGTAGCCGCCAAAATAGCCGCCAACAAGGATAAGGCCAGACGAGATGAAGCTTGTGATTGTGTCGTCTGACAGGCAAATACCAGCACCAACCAGGGACAAAACAGCAATAGTTTTCATAAACTCTTTCATAACATTCTCCTTACAGACCATGACGAGACAGACGACCAAAAACCTTGCGCTCAAGCGGTGACATTGGTGTTTTCATTAACTGGCGCACATAGCGACGGAAGCGGCGTTTGTCGGCCTTCCCATTGCGGCGTTGCTTCTGAACGTGGCGCGGCTGCGTGTCGTGCTTAACGTAGCGGCCCTTGTTGTCTTTCAGCATAATGAACTTCGCGTAAATGCTTGCACCCTCAACGCCGTAATAGCGGTAGCGCTGATAGTTGAGGCTAAAGCCGCCGTTGATATCCGGGCAACCCTGGCCGAAAACCTTGATCGAGCATTTCTCGGTGGTGTATCGCTTGCCGACCTGGAAGGCTGGAATCTCTGACATAATGCAAACCATCACATAGCCAGCGTCATGCTCGTTAAGGGTTTTGCAATTTCTCATTGTGGTTTCCTCGTTTTGTTGGTGTAGGGGAATAATAGCGCATTCCCCTGAAAGGTTTTTAGCAATTCGTGCTATTTAGTCTTTGATAAAAATCATCGCAAAGAAAATCACAGCAATGATTGAGATGATTAGCTCGCCAGTGTACATAATCACCCCCAAATCATCATGATCAGGCCGACGAGTTGCAGCGTGAACCCAACGACGCCGCAAAACAGCGCACCAATCAGCAACCACGGAACGAACTTATGCATTATCAGGCACCTCGATATAAAGTTGATTATCACGAAACAGCCGGGCAATCCCGGCCCACTTGAGCAATTGCTCGTACATCACGCCCTCCTCAAGCTCCACGCGCTTATAAATCAGCCCATCGCGCATGCCCTGCTCAAGCCGATCGAGGGGAAAGCCTTTATCTAACTGGACAAGCATTATTCGCCCTCTTTCATTGATTCAAGCATTGAGCAAAACCGTTCAATGGCGATTGCAGCGCCCTTCAACTCGTCGCCTTCCAAGTCTGTGATTCTCGGCGGTCGCTTGAGTAGCTCATGAATGAACTTGGCCCGCCACTTACTTTCAAGCGCCGACACGTCGTTATCAGTCAGCACTTTGCGCCTTACGTTAGTGTTGAGCCGGATCACGTAGTGGATGATTCCGCTATCGTCCTGCTCACGCTTGATGCTCATTCGACCAGCCGCCTTGACTTCCGGCACGCGGTTAATGACCGTTCGCATGTAGGCTGGCGTGACCTTTGCCACATCATCCGGGATTACGTGAGCCTGAATCATCACGGTGGGAAATCGGATTTCCTCGCGCTCGCCGTTAACAATCTGAATGGCACCCTGGCAAAGCTGTCCGCAAAACTCTTTAGCGGTCATGGGGTTGGTGGATTCACTCATTGTGTTTTCCTCTCGTTGGTTGGTACGGGATGCATAATATCACGCATCAAATCACTGTCAACCGTTTTTTTTGTTATCCGTCGTTATTCTCCGTTTCGTTTTTTTAAAATGCCAATAAAAATGTGTAAGCATCTGATTTGCAAGGCGAAAATGAAGAAACAATCGCGTGTTTGCGGAATTGCGGAATACCCCCATATATAAATAGCCTCAAATAGCCATCGACACGCATAGTCACCAACGAGGGCAATAGTACATAAATTAACCAGTACATAAATAAAATGTAATGGGGGGGTATCCCCATACACAGAGAACAAGCGAAACAAGAAAGAAACAATAATAAGATATATATAACTAACTAATTGATTTATAAGGGTATATATAGATTATTCTATTGTTTCTTTTGTTTAGAAACCGTTTAGCGAATTTGCGGAAGGTGATTGGCGAAACAGCCGGAAACAAAACGAAACGGGAACGGCTGCAAACGCCAGGGAGTGGACACGCGAACAAGCCCGATCCCTCCTCCGTTCCACAATCATTGCGAAAACTGCAACAATCAATCAATCGCTTTGCACCTTGAGCAATATTGTCAAAATGACAGTGTACGAGATATGAACAACTCACAAATCGCGCACGGCTTTAGAAATAGCACTTTTTGCTAAAACTCCCCTGATCGGTTTTGGCATAATGCACTCAACGAAACGAACTGAGGATAACGAAATGAAAATCAGCAAAACCACCATCAACTTTGCACAGAAGCGCGGCATCTTCCTTGACGTCTGCGAGGGTGATGAGGTGATGGAACAAGATCGCCTGTGGTTCTACTTTGACGAGGACGCTTGCGAGCCAGATCTGAGCTACATCATGAATGCTGACGGCTCATTTACTTACTTCGACACTCTGAGCCTGAGCCAGGAGGTGAAAGAAGAGTTGCCAGCCACGATTAAGAATGAAAAGCACCTGCGCCTGGTGATTGAATTCCTGGCAAGCGAAATTAACAAGTGATATAATGCACAACGCAATCAACCAAAGAGGAGTGAATTTTATGTTAGAAGTTCGAATTGCTGTGGAACAACTGCGCCGACTGGCGGATGAGATCGAGAATGGCAAGGGCGTGACGATTGGTGATTTTGACGTAAGCCAGCGCCTCAATGGCGGCGTTATCAGCCAGGATTTGCGCGTGACGGTTTACCATGAGCCGACCGGCGAAAACCTTTGCACCGTGTTCGGGGTTGATACCCCAACCACGCTTGATGAGCAAATGATTCCTTGATCATGTACCGGGCCTCGTTGCCCGGTTTTTTATTACCATTCAGAGATGCAGATAGCACTTTTTGCTAAAACTCAATTCCCCAACCCTGCCATAATGCAGGCCAACCAACCAATAAAGGAGATCGCAAATGTACATCGGAAAAGATATTCGCCAGCGGGCCAACGAACTTGGGTTAAAGCTGTATGTCACAAAGCACGGCGATAAATGCGTGCTGAACATTTACGACACGGAATACGATCGCATGCTGTGCAACTATGACGGCTACGGCGGGAAGTTCATCCGAGGGCGTCACAAGCTGTTAAGCCGCGAGGCGTTCAATAAATTACCGTTCACAATCACAAAATATCGCCAACTGCATGAGGCTTTGGTTTTGCTGCATGAGATTGTCAAAGCGGAGAAAGCGGAAGGTAACTTGCAATTGCCATAAACACCAATAGCACTTTTTGCTAAAACAGCGGTGGGGAAACCTGGTATATTATCCCCATCGAAACGAAATGAGGATTGCAAAATGAAATACACCAACACTTACAACGGCCACACTTACTGGATTGAAGGCGAAAAGGTAATGGTGAGCAACGGCGAAATCGTCCGCACTTCCAACATGGATATCCCGACCTTTAACGCAATGGTTTTCAACGGCGATATGGTGGCGATTGAAGTTGACAAAGAGAATTTCCGTAAGCTGGTCAAGGTTGCCAAGGCTGCAAACCCCGAGTTTCAGATCCGCTATCTGGCGTTCGTTGAGCACATGGGTAAAGAGGCTTTTGTTGGGAATGTAATCAAGCGCAACCAGGCTTACATGTCATGGATTGACGCCCGCAAAAAGCAATATTGCGAAATGCGCAGGCATATGATCCAGATTGACTATAATACGGGGCATCACATTATTTTAGATCACCTTGACTTCACGGATTTTATTGTTAGCGGAGACTGGCTGTGATTATCTACCAGGATATAGAAACCGGGAAGCTTTACAGGATCTCCAGGTCTCGCGTGATGGTCTGGAATTATCGAGAGGACGGTTGGCGGCGAGTCAATCACATTATCCCGGCAGACCTTGCGCACTATCCCTTTGTCGGGATACGGGTCGAAATATACCCGAATAAGGATAAATAGCACGAATTGCTAAAACGGCGAGCGGGCCAGCCGATATAATAGGCCCAACTTCAACAAACAAGGAAAAACGAAATGAAAGCAAAAACCGCTCTGATTCTGGCTCACCTGAACAAAAACGGCAAAGTAACCGTGAAAATGGATCGCGCTTCCGGCTTCTCCGTAGTGACCATTACAAAGCGTGGTGATAGTTATGTTGTCGGCACCATTCCGGGCGATAAGCTCACGCGGGCAAACGTCGCAGACCTGAAAGCAATGCTAATAGCGGACTCAATCTATATAATCAACTGGCGGTAATGTCCTGATTGGTGGGCGGGTCAATGGCCCGCTCCAGGGAGGGAGGGTAAAATGATGAATGGCGTAGAAAAAGTAATAGAAATACTGGTTGCGGTCTTTATTTTCCTGGGTTGCTTGCTTGTGGGCGGAATGGTGTTCATGGTGTTTGATGAGATTTGGAGAACTCTATTATGATGGTTCAAGATGCATTTTTTAAGCGGCTTCACGATGCGGAGGCCGCTGGCTTAAACAAAGAGGCGGCGCTTGAAGTCGCCTATAAATTCCTAACACTGGATGAGGCATTGGGTGATATGGATATGGATATGGAATCCGGCGCTTTCTTTGCAGATCCAACGATGATTGTTAATGATTGCGGCTGCAATTTCGACCCGTCTTGCTCCCGCTGCTTCCCGTTTTGAGGTGATAACATGCTGATTTTCTCTATGTTCGATGGTTCCGGTTTTGCTGCGCTTCCCTGGGCGGAAGCGGGCCATAAAGTGATCTGCTTTAACGCCGATGAAGGCGACCACGGCGATTACCAGTCAGTGCGCGTAACGCATGAAAACATCACCTACGTTAACGCCTGGATTGATGGCTATTTCCAATATGATGCATATCGTGAGACGTGGGGCCGTCCAGATTTTATTATGGCCTTCCCGCCATGCACAGATTTAGCTGTTAGCGGCGCTCGCCACTTCAAAGCGAAAGCGGAAAAAGATCCAATGTTCCAGCTTAAAGCGGCTAATACCTGCAAAATCGCGGCTAATATCGCTGATTACTTCGGCGTGCCTTACATGATAGAAAACCCGGTTAGCGTGCTTTCCTCGCTATGGCGCAAGCCGGATCACGTATTCCATCCGTGCGCATACGGCGGATACCTCCCGGAAGATGATAAGCACCCGGTTTTCCCGGATATCATCCCTCCCCGCGATGCGTACAGCAAGAAAACATGCCTTTGGACGGGTAACGGCTTTGTGATGCCAGAACCCAACCAGGTTTTGCCGGATGGCGATAGCAATCCTGGCTGGGCCAAGCTCGGCGGCAAATCATCGCGAACAAAAATGATCCGCTCCCTCACGCCACGCGGCTTTGCTAAAGCTGTTATGCTGGCGAACCAGAAATAGCACAAATTGCTAAAAGCCCCGGCGCTCGTTGGGGCATAATGCACTCACACCAAACGAAAGGAGATTAAACGATGAAAGTTATTCGCAACGCTGACAACAAATTAATGAAAGGCCGCCTCAAGAATGACGACCTGATCGCTTTCGAGGCGTGCGGTGTTTTTGAGGTTCGCGAACTTGCGAAGGGTAGCAAGTGGCAAGAGGCGAACGTTAAAGATTTTCGTGTAATCAAGACCAAAACCATCCTTTGCACTTGGGTTGACCACTCGTTAGGCAACAAGAAAACCTTTAAGGCTGGCAAGCGCTACCAGGTTGAATCCGGTCGTGTGCTCGGCGGGGTTGCTGGTTATGTGTTTGACGAGGACGGCGACCGTTTCACCCTCTACCGCGAGGAGGTCGGATTCTCCGCCGCTGGTTGCTACCTGTTCGAGGCGAAATATTCATGATGGACTACACGCGACACATCCCAAAGGGCATGCTTGCAAATCGGTTTAAGGTGCTCGAAAGCCATGTTTCATCATTCACCGCTGGCGAGACTGTTTACCAGGTGAGAGAAAGGCCGGGAATGCTGCTGATTGGTCACACGTTCCACAAATCACTATGGTTCGACCGTGACACGCTGGAATGCAGGAGCATAGAAGGCGATCGGCTGCTGGTAAAAGTCGAGCGGATCAAATAGCACAATTTGCTAAAACGCTGTAAGATGGTTGCCCTATAATACAGGGCAACAACTAAGGAGATTTTGAAATGTTTTTTGATACTTCTACACTTTCCCCTCAACAAGTAATCGACACCGCACAGGCGCAGGGCGTTTCCCCGGTTCGGGTTGCGATTATCGCGAACGGCTACAACCGTGCGCAAAGCTTTTGGGGTGATGTTAAAGATATCAACAAAGGGAATGATAAATACCCGGTAATTTCCTTGGGTAATGATGTTGATGTTGTAGGAAAACTGTCTCGCAGCTTGGCTCGTTCCGTTCAATTCCCGGAATCATCCGCTTATATGCATTTTATCGGCTGCGTATCCGCCGCGATGCTTGGTCGTTTTACGGTTGAATATCATGGAACCGATCAGCCAACCGCGCTTTATGTTGTGACCAGCCAGCCGCCGTCCACTGGTAAATCAGCGATTAACTCTATGGCTATTGCCCCTATGGTTTGCGAGGTTGAGCGCATTAACGAGCAACGCAGCAAAGAGCGCAAAAAGCTGATCGCAAAGCTCAAGGGTTTGGAGAAGGAGATGAAGCAGGAGCGCAGCGGATCGGATATGGCTTCGCTCTATGAGGAAAAAGAGGAGTTGGAAGAGAAGATCGCAAAATTCTGTGACATTGTTTTCCCGGTTTCCGATACCACGCCAGAAGGCCTGGCAAAGATTAACAACAAGCAAGGGAACTTTGCGGTTATTTCCGATGAGGCAACCAGTATTAACAGCCTGTTAGGCTTGACGTATGCAAGCAGTGAGCGCAAGACAAACAGCGAATTGGTGTTAAAAGCATGGGATGCGGGCCACGTATCAATCGCGCGTGCCAACGCAGAAAACAACATGAGCTTTACGGCGCTTGGATGCATGGCGGTAATTGCACAGGACGAAACGATTAACGGCATTATGGAGGCTGGCGCACGCGGTATCGGTGTTAGTGAGCGTTTCTTGTTGGTTCGCGAGGAATCTTTCTTGGGTCGCCGTAGCTTTATTGACGATAACGGGGATTCAACTTTTGAGCCAGTGGATCAGGGTTTGAAAGCGAACTATTACAAGCTGGTGCATAACATCATGACCGAGGAGGGCGTTAAGCTCACGATCAGCAAATCAGCAATGCGTTGCCTGAACATCGCCCGCCAGGAAATGGAGCCTCATCTCGCAGACGGCGGAAAGTATTCGCATACAATGCTGCGCGGCGCATTGGGTAAGATGGATAAGCAGGTGATCCGCATTGCATCGGTTCTGCATGTTATCCGCAACTGGTTTAACGAGAACGGGAACCCGCAAAAATCGCGTGAGATTGAGGCGGAAACCATGCAAGAGGCTTTGATTATGTTCCATGAGTTGAGCAAAACATACATTAGCGCCGCCAACGCTTCCGGGCATGCTGGCGAAGATGCAGAGCTAAACAAGGTTGTTGATATGGTTGTTCGCCTGGGCAAAGCAAATAAGGGCGTGTTAACATCACGCGCAATCTACGAGGCAATTCGCAAGGTTCGCCCGTTCGTCGGCCAGGCTGGCGTAATGAAGCGGTTAGAGGAAAGCTTGTTGCCTCGGCTCGAAGAATTGAATTATGTTTGTAATGCAAATGGCCGTGTGTTTGTGAATCCGGCTTTGCTGGGGGGTTAAAATGTTTCTTCTCGATTTGTACAAATTTTGTGAAAGTTACGACTGGTTTAACCGCCAGCACCTGGCAAGGTTTGTTTTTAAGCATCGGGAATGCGAGCGGCTCGCGAGGGCCGCAAATATGACCCCTCGTAAATTCGCCTCAAGCGTCTCTCTTGAGTTTATCCCGCGAATGTGTACGTTGGGCTACCTTGACTTAAATAAGGGCGTAGCGACGTGCTACGGCTCGCACAAACGGCCTTTTAACTTCGAGTTGTACAGCCTGGAAGGCGAAAGCAATAAATACATCTACGATCTGTTTCACCTGGACGAGTTAAGCGACGATGAATTATTTGGAAGCTCAAAATCTAATCAATGTGATTACCAGGCATTGCGCAAAAAATTCGGTATCTCATGAGGCGATGATTGGTGCGCTGTTAATGATCCTGTATAGCGATATGCGAGCCAATCCGGCCAAGGAGCATAACTTGCATGATGAGGACGGGGTTTTGCTGGTCAATGTCAGATTGATGGAATGAAAAAAAGGAGCCGTTAGGCTCCTTTATTTTTTCTCTCACTCCAAAGAATCCCGCTAAGGAATCCAGCGACAAAGAAGCAAGCAATGCAAAAAAGAAAAGGATACAAATCATCGCGCCCGTTGCTGATTTCTATCTTCTCGGCTTTTATCATTTCCGCCTGGATGCTTGAATTGCTCACCTGCTTTTTGTTGGAGGTATCAACCTTGCCAACGCTTGACTCTTTGAAGGTCGTTTCCTGCTTGCTGCTGGTGTCCTGCTTTGCCGTCACACCTACGGTCTGTTTTACGTTTTCGGCCCCGGCTTGCGCTGTGATTTCCGGCTTACTGCCGACTAAACCAGTCAGAGCGCTTGACGTTGAGCAACCAGATAGCAAAAGAGCGGAAACTATCAGCATAATCAGCAAAATGATAGCGGTTATTCTGTTAGCTCGTTCGTAGTCCTGATCGTTCATTTCGGTAACTCCTTAACGCAGTATTTAAATTCAACGGCCCGCCTGTTATGCAGCCCCTTAGATTTTTCACGCTTGCCAGTTTTCGGGTTGCGGTAATATGTCCATTTCCAAAGCTCGTCGCATGCCTCGTATAGCTTGCCCTGGTTAATGAGCTTTAGCATTGTTGACTTCTGAAATGCTCCAACGCCAGCGTTAAACGTAAACGAGTACATAGACGCCCGCATTGATGCCGGAATCTCTACCTTAACCGCCTTATCAACTGCGGTTGCAGCATGCTTGATATGCTTTTGAAGTAACTGATCGCATTCTTTTTGAGTGTAAGTCTTGCCCAACACCACGTCAGGGCCAGTAATTCCGGCGCAAACTGTCCAGATGCCCGCGATATCCTTATAAGGCTTGAACCGGATTCCTTCTATCTCCTCTAACAGTGGCGAAGTTATGGCAAGAGCGGCACTAACAGCGCCAGCTATAACCATATTTTTTAACTTCATCTGTTATTTACCTCTGATCTCGATTGCTCGTTTAAGATCCCCTGTTTCCAGGGCTTCCCGTAGCGCCTTGCTATCCCGCCAGCGGAGATAAGCGCCCCAAGCACCAAACGCGATCATGAAGGCCATACTGATAACCGCAATGGTGATTTGGCTCGTTGCGGCACTGGTTAAAGCAGATCCGCCAGTCCCGGCGGTTGCAGCGTTTAGAAAGTCTTTCATTTTACACCTCGAAAAAGTTTGTTAATGGGTGATTACATGTTAACCGGGATTGCGCAAGTTTATAATAGAAAAAGGGCGCTGTTAAATCACAGCGCCCCGTAAGCTATTGAATTAAATTATTTTTCTATTGGTAAAAAGGTCAGATAATGCCCCTCAAGCGGTGCTAGTATCGCGCTACATTGGCCGTCGCGGATCTCGTACAGCCCACCAGGGATTGCAACCGCCCGGTAAATCGCGCCGACGATGTAAGGTAATGCGGTTGAAGTGTTACGAATGCAGCGAACTTTCATTATTTAGCCTCCATCATTTCAGGGTAGAACATAAAGCGCCCGATCTCGCCAAACTCTTTATCGTATACGATTACCGCCGCCCGACGACGAGAGCGCCAACCGCCACGCGCGGCGTATGCGTCTTTGGCCGCCATAGTGCTGTGAACTTCCACGATCCCCAGGCTGGTTTCTGTTACGGTCTGGTGATGCCAGTGGCCTACGTGAGCATACATTGATTTCGAGTTCCCGAAATCCTCCCGCCAGTCTGCGGCGCACATCATCAAAAGGGTTTCCGGCTTGCGCACAGTGTGGCCGTGATGGTAAGCCAGAAAAGTCTTTCCGTACTGCGTATGGTGAACAACGCGCGGGGAAACATCAACGTAAACCCTTGGCTCGTTTTCGTATGCTGCCGCCATTGCCGCCCGTAGCCAAATCATGCCTGATTGGTCGTGATTACCCTCGATAATCTGGATCTCAACCTCTTTGTGCTTTGAAAGCATTTTAGAAACCGCCCGGCGAGTGGCGCGGATTGCAACATAAACAAGTTTTGCGTATCGGCTGTCCTGATCCAGAACATGCCCGCTTGCTGGCGTCACCGCTTCCAGTCCGTCACTGTGGAGCATATCGCCACCAATCAGGAGTACAGCTTTCTCACTATTTGGCGCTCGTTCGATTGAGTAATCAAAAAAGTCATTCATCACCCGCTCCGCCGTTGCGGTGTCCCAATTCTCGCCGCATTCGTGCTTGTGGGCCATTGCGCCTAAATGCATATCAAAGATCGGATATAGCGCCAGCGTTTCGGAATAGTCCTGCGCTTTCTCTTCCTGTGCCGGAAGGCGTGGCACCTCTTCCGCGAAAGCCTCCATCGCCGCCTGCATTAGAGCCTCTAATTGCTCTTTGTCTTTGTTGGTGATTGTCCAGCGCATCACCTCCTCGCCGTTCCCATTGGTCAAAACAGACTCGCGAACAACCGCAAAACCTGGCGCTCCTTTAATGTCAGTTTCCCCGGCGCGGGCCAAGCGTGCTGCGCGACGCTCAACGCTGCGGATGTTCAATCCGAACTCCTCCGCGATCTGCTTGTAAGTTTTCCCGGCTGCGCGTGCATCTTTAAACTGCTGATCTGTCATTTTTGCTACTGCCATCTTTTAAGCTCCTAACATGATAATTTTGTACATAATCGCGGTCGCGATGATAACGGGAAACGGTAAAGCAAACAAGCGCCACATAACAAAAATCCTCACATCTTGTAATATTTCTTTTGCTCTTTGGTTTTCTCGATTACTGCTTTGTAATCGATCTTTGTCGGTATCGCCGGAACTCTGTGCATCTTACGCGGCCTTTCGTGTAAGTATGTCATTTTTCCGTTGCCAATAATACTAACATCCTTTATGTCGAAGAATTTAGCAATTCGTGCTATATCCTCGCTCATTCCGCATTCCTTGGCGTGTTGCCAAACGGCTTGCTTACCCGTTTCGACCTTCATCGATAGCTCCTATGTTTTCCATTACGTCAATTGGTGCATAACCATATGCAACTTTCAGGAATACCATTGCACAATCCCAATCGAAGTTGAATCCGTTTTTGCTCCCACCTTCTACCGCCTCGCGTGCGATTTCGTGAGCGATTCGTTTTGCGCGTTGGTTGTAAACTTTCATGGCTTTCTCCTTTCGTTTCGTTGGATGTGATTATGCCCGACTCTCGCCGGGCATGTTTAGCAATTCGTGCTATTTGAAGTTTGAGTTGAACTCGTATTTGCCGTCGCTCCGCTTGTACTCGATCAACTCCTTTTCAAGGAGCGGGAGCCACTCATCAATCGGCATTTCCCCGGAAAGCTCCTCAAAGCTCATATCAAGGCATCCTGAAAATAACCAAGGGTTTCCGTTATATTCGTGCTTTTCCAGCAGGTGACAAACTATGCCGCGAAAAAGTAACCACTTCATTTCGTCTTTCATATTTTCTAGGCTCATAATATTAACCTCTCGCCTTTGCTCTTTTATTTTTCACGGACGGGCAAATCTCGCTGATTCCAACATAGTGAGTTTGTTGTTGCTCGCCCTCTTTTAATTCGCGCATAACAAAGATAACGCTACCTTTATTATTTCCGCTAACTTGTTCACCAGTCAGACCAGAAATAAACGCCAATCGCCCGGTGCGAGCATATTCGATCCCGTCCTCCTCCCAAACCTCGCCAGTAATCCAGATGATTTCCGCTGCGCTTTTCTGCGCCTCAACAAACCAGGCGGTTGAGTTATCAGCAGGAAGCAATATATCGATCTGGTTTCCGTGCTCCATCTGCTCGATTGCCTTTTTAACAAACGGCGTTGGGTTGCTGTATGGAGGATTCAGCCAAACGTGCTTTTTGCTTCCCCACCAGCGTTTTAGGCAGTTTGTCTCTTTACTATAGAATTTATCGCAAACCTTATTGTTCTCGCTTGCCGCCGCGTCGAGATCATATTTTCCGTAGCGGCTTTCCATATATTCCACAACCTCGCGAGGAGTGGCCCACAAATCACGGACTACATCCGGCGTTTTGCTTCCCGCATATCGGTTCCCTGTTACCTGGTAATATTTATCAGGCTTTACAGCTTGATAATGACCGCCAGTTACAAGAGCGTTTGTAATAAAATTCTCGCGCTCTAACTGCTCAAAAGTAATAAATGCGTCGTAAGTGTCTTTGTCTTGAATATCTTTAGCCATTGTATAATCTCCAAATATTATTACTTGATCACTTTGCACTCTTTGAATTTTTTCATGCCGCCAAATTGAGCATCAATGCCATTATCTAACAGCGTGTAGCGAATTGTTCCGGCCCAGGTGTCGAGCTTATATGTGTTATCGAATTCATGCTCAATGACGTAGCCATTTGATATAAGCCGCCCGCCTTTGAGAACGAATTTCTCGTCACCGCAATCGTAAGTTACTTTATTATCGCAGCCAGTTAACGCAATGGTCGATAAAATTACAGCAGCAAGTAGTTTTTTCATTTGTTTGTCTCCGTCTTGTTTCGATGTGAGTAATATACGGGAATCCTTTCCCTGTTTTTTAGCAATTCGTGCTATTTAGTCAAATCATATATAGCCAGCTTAAATTGATTGAACCCGTAGGCCACGGCTGCGAACCCTCCGCGCTGGCGAACGGCACGCAAGAAAGCTTTCTGCTCGTCGCTGACTGGTGACGCCTTCCCTTTGCCCGACTTGTTGACCCGCTTCAACTCTATAGCCGCGAAGGGGTAAGGCGCATTGATACCGATCAGGATAATGAAATCGGAAACGCCTTTAAGCAATCCGGCTTGCTCGTCCCGCAATGCGCTGGTGATGGTCTTTTGCCCCTCGTTCACAGTGTGCCAAAAAAGCAAGTGTGGGTAGTGGTGGCGCAACCACGCCACACAATCAACCTGGTGCGCATCCTCCTTGCGCGTGTCTGCCGGATCTCGTTCGTAATATTCCAGATAATCACCCCTATCAATCATGATCAGAACTCCCGTTTGTAAATAATATCCTCACCTTTACCATTTTTGCGGTGCGTCACGCGAACCGGGGCCATGATGTGATGTGCATTCCCCATGATTTTGCGTGCATTCCGATAACTTGCCGTTACCCCTGCAATCCTGCGATCCACAATGTGAGCCAGCGCCGCTTGACGCCATTTTGCTTTGCAGATCTGGCTGTCAGACTCAGGGAAAAACTTCTCGTAAGCCTTGAACGTTTCGCCGTGCGCCTCAAGCTCATAGCAGAATATGATCCCCTTCTGGTTTTTGGTCATATCTACCCGGAAGGATTTCACGTTGCACCAATCATTTTTCGTGTAGTGCTTCCCACTTAGCTTTTTGTTTGGGTCAACCAATGACGCATCGCAATGTCTGCAAACCCTGGCTACCACGTCGTTTTTTGTCCCGCATCCGCGAACGATAATTTTTCCGGTTCGCGGGTCTTTCTGATCCTCACAGGTTCGCGAAGTCCAGAAATGCTCGCAGCGGTTCCCGTCTGCGTCGGTGTGAATGCAGCGGCGAGCGTGGAAGCTGTTTTCCGTCCCGCAAATCGGGCAGAATTTCGGATCTTTGCCCGTTGAGAATCGGTTTTGATACTGCGCCTGCTCAAGTATCGGATCAAAGTAAAGCTGTCCCAACTCATCAAGGCATCCGGCGAAGTCTAACACCAGGTGATCATCTTTCTTGTAACCCTGGTCGATGTGCCACTTTTTAAGCAGTCGCATTCCGCGCCCCAGCAACTGAATCAACAAGGTTAGCGATCCGATTTTGCGCAGAATAACAGACGTATCCCAAAACGGCACGTTAACGCCAGTGGTTAAGGCCATAACCTGGAAAATGTATTTAACTTTCCCCTCGAAAGCCTCGCGGAGCCATGTTTTGCGCTGCTGCTCGCCAGTCTTACCAGTAATGATCCGGTAAGTTGTGCCAGGTGGCAAAGCCGCTGCCGCCTCCTTGCAGTGACGCTCCCCGGCGCATGTTACCAAAACCCCGTTTCGGTCTTTGCAGATCTCATGCACGCGGGCCATGATTTTTTGTGTCATGGTGGCGTCGCTGTGAATTTTTTCCTCCATCGCCTTTAAGGTTTTCAGGTCGAAATCTGCAACCCCATCCTCGCTTGACGCTTCGAACTCTGATAGGTCATATCCGAGTCCATCCACATTGCCAAAGTTGGTAGGGACAACGGAACCGACTTCGATCAGATAGTTGGTGTCAATGTTCGTAACCTGCTCACGCCAGAATCCGCGAACGCGCTTATCTTCAACGAGGATTGGAACGACGCCGCGAAACTCCGAGCCAGTCATTCCGAAAATGCGCAATTCATGCCCGTAGGTTTCTTTGCAACGGCGCTGCATTTCGCGAATGATAACGGTGTATTGGCTGCGCCCGGTTCCCTTCATTGGCTCGCCGTCCTGGTTGAAAACATAGGAGCCGTCACCATTCAGGACAAACGCGCCTTTTTTAGTGGTCATTTGCTCGTATGGCTCATTGTTCTCGATCGCCTCCGCCAAATCTTCCCAATCGACTTGGTGGCATTCATCGATCCCGATAACGTGCGGCACGTAGTCGCCAAGCGCTTTAAACAGGCCGTTCGAAACTGTCCCCTCCGAGCCAACCACGATCGGAAAGTATGCGCTTTTGGTTTTCAGTCCGGCGCAATAGATGGAGTTAGGGACGCCAAAGTTACTAATCTCTTCTGAATCCTGATCCACAATTTCAGCCTGGCGGGCCAGAACCATCATTTTCAGCCCCATGCGCTTACACTGCGCGGCCACCATTGCGAAGATTATTGTTTTACCAGCGGATACGGACGCCTTCACAAAGAAAGGGTGCTCGTAATTTTTCATGCGCTTTGCGATCTCGGTGTACGCGACGCATTGATATGGATAAGGCACGATATCGCCAACAGTAAAGCGTGATTGCAGCGCCTTAATGACTGCTTCGCCAAGTGTTGAAATCTGCCGTTTGATGTTTGGAATTGCCATTTTTAGCCTTTAACGTTGGTTCGTTTGCGGCTATAATAAACGCCTCAAAACGAAAATTTTTAGCAAAAAGTGCTATAGGAGATATTTTTATGAAAGAGCCACGCATTGCAGTATCAACCGGAAAGATTGACAAGCGCACACTCAACGGCAACAACGGAACCCGGCGCGGTAAAGACAAAAAGCCACGCAAGCGCAAGACGGGTTACTATGTGCTTAAAGATGAAGTGCGGGCAGGTCTGCGGGCGCGACTGGATATTATCCGCGAATATTACGGAACTCAAGCGGAAATGTGTCGCCGCCTTGGCGTTACCCATCAGACAATCCAGCAATGGCGAAAGCGTGGCATGATTTCCGCCAGCGGTGCCGAACGAGTACACCGCGACTACAAACGCCAGGGTTGCAAGGGCTATCGCGCTTCATTCTGCCGTCCAGATCTGCGTTTCGACTCGAACGGCAAAGCGCTTAACCGCAAATGTGACCGCCGCGAAATGCTGCGAGTAGTCAAGGAGTCTGATTTTGCGGACAGCACAAAAAGCTAAATGACGCGATCGCGTGTGTGGTATATTCCATGCACGCGATTTTTATTTGGAGAAATCAATATGCAAATGATGTATCAGAAAGAAGATGTTTTGCCGTACATGAAAGGGATGTGGCGCGACGCGCTGCAATCTATCTGCGGCTTGCATAGTGACGTATTCAACAAAAAGCACCAACCATGCCCGCATTGCGGAGGTAAAGACCGTTTCCGCTGGACTGACAAATTAAACACGGACGGCGACGGCGGCGCGATCTGCAACGCATGCGGTAATGACTCCGGGATCGGCTGGATGATGAAGCTAACCGGGGAACCTTACAGCGAGGTGATTAACATCCTGGGCCGCTTTCTTGGGAAGGTTCCGCAAGAGTATGTGATCAAGGCGAATAAACGAGCCTCCCGTTCGTCTGGCTACAACTTTGGCGCACAGGCTCCGCATGAAAACTGCGTTGCGGTAATGGAACGAACAATAAAAGCAGACAGAACGCCTCTAAGCGCTTATGAGGGGATTTTCCCGCCAGATGATGAATCGTATTCCGTAGGCGTAAAAAACGCTGGCACGCCGGAAGAGGAGCTAATACACGCTATTCCGTGCATGCTCGTCCATGATGATGGTGTTGATGATGAGATGTGCAACATTCTGTTTATTGACGGCGAGGCAACGCAAAGCTTTTACGCCAAGGATTACACAAGGGGATCGGTTGCCGTGACTGGTAAGACAGATAAAACGATCTACCTCTGCGTTGATTGGATTGATGCACAGCACACTCATTTATCAACCGGGCAAGAGGTTTGGGCGTGCTTTAGCCAGTACAATCTTGAGATGGTGGCCCACCGCTACAAAGGCCCGCGACAAATGCGCGTGGTTTGCAGAACAACGGATCGCGATGTTTTGATAGCGGCAGAAGAAAGAGGGCTTGACGTAATGATCCCGATCGACAATAATTTTAAGCGAGGGATAGAGCGAAAGCTCTACAAACCTGAATCCCTCTTGTGACCCTCATTGTATTATCTCCATTGGTTTTGGCCCCGCATTGTTTTTTGTTGCGGGGCTTTTTTTATGCCTTGCGCAATGCTAGAATTACCCCTGTCATTAACAAAACGTGCTATTTAGGAGATTTTATAGATGGCTATTTATCGCACAGGTCAGGCGTCAATGGACGCTCAAGGCTACATTACTGGATACGGCACAAAATGGCGTGAGCAATTAACGCTCATTCGCGCTGGCGCTACAATCATGTTTTTAACCAATCCGGTTAAGATCGGCGTTATCACTGAGGTTGTTAGTGATACATCTATTCGCGCAATCACTACTGGCGGCGCAGTCGTTTCGCGTACAGATTATGTGATCTTGCTGCATGACTCGCTGACCGTTGACGGTCTGGCGCAAGACGTAGCCGAAACTCTGCGTTATTACCAGGGGAGAGAAACCGAGTTTGCTCACTTCATCGAATTTCTGGAAACGTTCGATTTTGCAAAGCTGGAAGATCTGACCAATCAGACAAAGGATGCAGCCGCAAAAGCTAAGACTTCCGAAACCAACGCCAAGGCGTCGGAAAACGCAGCGTTAGCAAGCAAGAACGCAGCCAAGACCTCGGAAACCAACGCTAAAGCCAGCGAGACGGCAGCGAATAACAGCAAGAACGCCGCCAAAACTTCTGAGACTAACGCCAAAACATCGGAGACAAACGCAGCATCAAGCAAGACGGCGGCGGCTAACTCCGCGACGGCAGCGAAGGCAAGCCAGGACGCAGCGAAGGTGAGCGAAACTAACGCGGCAAACTCAAAAACGGCGGCGGCTAACTCTGCGAGCGCAGCGAAAACCAGCGAGACTAACGCGGAAAACTCAAAAACTGCGGCGGCAAGTTCGGCAAGCGCAGCGAAAACCAGCGAGACTAACGCCAATAACAGCAAAAACGCTGCTAAAACGTCCGAGACGAACGCGAAAACCAGCGAGACTAACGCCAAGGCGTCAGAGAACAAGGCGAGAGAGTACATGGAAACTGCGCAGGGTATCGCAAGCCCGCTGACCCAATATAGATGGCCCGTTGGTACAGCGGCAGAGGAAAAGTATATAAAAATCGCAAAACTGTCTGATCCCGGCAGCAGTGAGAGCCACGTTACACTAATGATCACAAACGGCGGCAACTATGGATCTCGTTTTGGTTCGATAGACTTTCTTGACGCCTCGGCGCGAGGGCTTGGAACTACCACCATTACCGCCTCAAACGTTCGCCAGTTTATGCAGATTCGCCGTCTTGGTGATCCGAACCTCGCAGAAGATAACCAAATGCGATACGGGGTTGTTAAGGGCAATGGTTTCTTTGAGATTTGGGCTTACCAGCGAGCTTTCATTAATAACGTGAAGGTGGCTATTCTGGCAAAAGCAGGTTCGGTTGATCTTTATGTGCCGACTGGAGCCGTTATCCAAACAACTGCGCCGGATGGGTGGGTGAAAAGCGTCGCTATTCGCGTATATGATGAGCTTAACAAGCCTTCTCGTAGCGATCTTGGTCTTGCTAACGTTATGGAAATTGGCGCTTTTGGTCTTGGTGGTAGCGGGATTTCACACAATGACATTACCAGCAACGCAGACTTAATGCGGCGCATGAAAGCGAAAGGCGGTCATTTTTGGAGAAGCTCGCTCAAGTCTGGATCTAGTTCAAACGCAATATCTCACGGATCTGGTTTTTTCTCTCGTTGTGGTGATACTAATTCAGCGATTAACATTGACTATAACAGCGGGAAGGTTGTGATACTCGCCGCCAATGACGCAAGTCTTGACGCCGGAAACGTAAAGGTAAATACCCTTTACGGCACGGCAAACAAGCCGTCAAAATCGGATGTTGGCCTGGGCAACGTAACCAACGACGCTCAAGTTAAGAAAGATGGCGATACCATGACTGGTGATCTTTATATTACTAAAGGAAACCCATCATTGTACCTTAAAGCGCCGAGTGGAAATGCTCATGTATGGTTTCATAATGGTGATGGTAAGGAGCGCGGCGTTATTTGGGCAACTCCTAACAGCGAAACCGCTGGCGAGATCCGCATTCGCGCAAGGACTACAGGCGGCACGTCTGGTGGCGATTTTGTTGTGCGCCATGATGGGCGAATTGAGGCGCGAGACGCAAAGATCGGCTATAAGATCTCATCTCGTACCGCTGATTTCTCCAACGACGATACAAACGCAGCCGCTACAAGCCTGCGAGTCAGTGGCAAGCAACATACTCCGATCGTGTTAACGCGCGACGCAGATTCTAACGTGTCTATAGGGTTCAAGCTTAACAACATGAACCAGAAGATGCTTGGGGTTGATCTTGATGGTGATATTGCCTTTGGCGAGAGCGCAGATCACAGGCAAAACAGCAAGCTAATCACGAAAAAAATGCTTGATGCTGGTTTCTCCGTTGGTGGGCTAATGACGTTCAATAAGGGCTTCGCTGGCGTTTGGGATGCTAAAAACATTAGCGACCAGAAAGTTGATCTTAATTCCTTGATGATTAAGAAAAGCGACCCTGGAACGGTTTATGTTTATCAATGCCTAAGCTCTGGCGGCGGTAGCAACATTACCAACAAGCCAAGCGGCGTAAGTGGAAACTTTATTCTTTACGTCGAGTCGATCCGCAAAGTGAGTGGCACTGATTTCACTAACCGCCAGCGCCTTTTCGGCACTGAGTCAAATCGTGAATTTATACGCACTTGCAACAACGGAACTTGGTCGGCATGGCGTGAGTCGATTGTTAGCGGCATGAACCAGGATGTTAGCGTTAAGTCACTGAGCGCATCCGGTCGCCTTTCTGGTGGTGAGCTTGCGGTTGGCGGCGCTGGAGCACTAAACGGAAACCTTGGCGTTGGTGGCGGCGCAGCATCAAAAGTGCCGGGCAGTGACAAGGGGATCGTAATTGGTCGCGGGTCAATTGTTCGCGAAGGTGGCGAGGGTCGTTTGATTCTGTCGGCCTTCGACGGCACTGACAGACGAATCCAATTCCGACCTGCTGGGGCCGCTGTGTCAAATAACCAAGTCGAAATTTATTGCACCGCTGCAACTGCTGGCGACACTAAAATTTCATTTGGTCAAGGCGCAACAATCCGTTGCAACGGATCAGGATCGCCAATCATTAGCTCTAAGGCTGGCCAGATGATGTACTTCCGGCCAAATGGTGATGACTCGTCAAATGGTCAGGTGACGATTGCTGGAAACGGTGGCATGGTTGTTGATGGCGAGGTTGTGAGCAAGGGCTTTACAGCCAGGAGTGGACAAATAACGACCAATGACGGCGGGATTGAGCTTTACCATGCATCGCCGTATGTCGATTTTCACTTTAACAAATCGAGCGCGGATTACACGGCGAGGATTATCAATGACCAAGCGAATCAGCTAACATTTGATTGCCAGTACATAAGAATGCTTAATAATGTTACCGCTCATGGAAGTATTCGTGGCGCAAACAATTATGCGTTTACTGCCTGGGCTCATAGCGATCCAGATGCTGCTGTCGGTCAAATCAGGATAGCGCCCAGGTTCCAATCTCGCTTTAATAACGTTGGCGGGGTTGGTCAGGCTTCATTCTGGATTGAGGAGCACGTTGGTTCAAACCATCGAGCAGTAGTCGAAGTTTCTGGATTTGGTGCTGCTGCGCAATACTGGCATTTCAGAAGCGACGGAATGATCTGGAGCTCTGCAAGAGGCGATGTTTCCTGGGCTGGTACTTCTGATTTACGTTACAAAGATAACGTAGTTGATTACGATGGCTTACAGTCACTAGAAAACATCAAGGCGATGAACCTGATCAAGTTCACTTACAAGGATGATGATCGCAAGCGTGAGCGCCGGGGCGTTGCAGCGCAGCAAATCATGGAAATCGATCCTTGCTACGTCAAGGAGAGTAACGGCTCTTACAAGGATGAAAACGGCGAGACTGTAGAAGTTAACAAACTTGTACTTGACACAAACCCGCTTTTGATGGATGCACTTTGCGCAATCAAGGCTCTGTCGGCTCAAGTTGACGAACTGAAAGAGGAGATTAGAAAACTGAAAGGTGAATAATCAAAGGGGCCGTTTGGCCCCTTTTTTCATAACAATTTTGCCCGCCAAAAAACCCATAAATTTCATAGGCCATCGCCAGAAAGTGCCAATTGATTACATTTATCATACATAACCAGACAAAAATATACTTTTAAAATCAAGGTGTTAGGAGTAAATTTGAAGGCGTGGCAGGGAGCCACACTTTAAACAAACTTTCAATACGAGGAAATTATTATGTCTGATATGACTCTTTTACCAACTGGCGGTTTCGGTGGTGAAGCTGGCGCGGCTGGCATTGGCGGTGCTGTAGGTGGCCTGATCGGTTCATGGTTCGGCAATGGCTTTGGTCGCGGCGGTTGGGGCGGTGGCGCAGATGGCGCTGGTGTTGCGGTTGGCGTTGGTGCTAGTGCGTTGATGGACGGCATCAGCGGCATCCAATCCAGTGTTAACGGCTTAGGAATGCAGATGCTGCAAGGCCAGAACGCAACCAACATGGCGATCGAACGCTCCGCCGCGTCAACCTTTAACGGTCTGACCAGTCAGGGGACGCAAGCAATGCTGGCTAACGTCCAGGGCTTTGCGGGTCTTAACACCGCGATCGCCTCCGGCGTAAGCACGATCGGTAACGCTATTTGCGCTCAGTCTTACGATGCCCAGCGCCTGGCGTATGAAGCGCAACTCCGCGATCAGTCGTGTTGCTGCGAAACAAACCGCAATATCGAGACTCAGGCGGAAGCAACCCGCGCACTGATTCGCGATCAGCATGCACAGGCTCAAGCCGTGTTGATTTGTGACCTGAAAGATCAGTTACGAACCGCACAGTTTGAAAACAGCCAGCTTGCACAGACTGCGGCACTGAACCAGCGCATTAACGAGGTTTACCAGCTTATTAACTTTAAGCTCCCGACCCCGGCAACTCCTCCGGCTTCTTAATGCGTCAAAATAAAGCGCCTTCGGGCGCTTTTAACGAGGGCTTTGATTATGAAGATTTATTTACCACGGCAAAAATTACCGCGCGTTACGATGGCTCGCATCTCGTTTGTCGGTGGTGATTCGGAGCATGAAGAACCGGATCACAAACATCATCACGCGATGAAAAAGGTTGCTCAAAGAATGGAAGACCACCCCAAGACGTGGGATGCCTACATTGATCAGCCAGGTGGAATGATGTCTATCGTTGAAATGGAATATTCCGAGCTTATGGAAAAGAAAGCGGATGGATCACGCGCCGGAATTGAAAAAGAGTTAACGGATCTTGCTGCTGCTTGTATCTGCGCTCTTAGCAAAATGAAAAACATGTAAAAAGGTGAACCGATATGCAAAACATTAAAACAAACGGGATTGGAGTGACTCAGTTTAACGGCATGCGCCCGCGCAATATGTTTACAATTGGTGGCGTTAACTGGTCGCTACGTCGCGATGCAACAGACTCGTCAACTTTCTTTCCTCACCACAAAGTAAATTGGCTAAACGCCGGATGTGAACCTATTGGAGATGGAAGTGTTCATTACTGCTGGATTATGGGAGTAATAGCGCCAACTCCGGGAACGATTGAGCGGCCTGTTAATGTGATGTATATCGGTTTTCACCCCCAAAGGATCATTATATCGCCTAACTCAATAACACAAGCCGATCTTGATCGCATGCATGTTTATGTTAGCGATAGCACTGGATTTGTTAATGAATTTGTTGGCAAGTTCCTTGGCATTGAGCCGGATCAGCCAGCAACGGAACGGGAAAGCATCAGCCCCTGGCCCGTATCAGCCAAAAAAGAAACATACGAACCAAAAGAGCAACCACAACAGAAGGTAAGCAAAGATGAGTAACGGGATCGATAAACTTGTTGCAGAATTGGCCCAAAGAGCGCACGCGATTATTGATGAAGGCCATTCCAGAAGTGACATAATGAAATCTGCAATGCAAGATTTTAAGTCATTGGGAAGCATGAGCGGCATGTTGTCGTTCATGACGACAGGGAAGTTAAATTCCAATCAGGTAGAATTGGCAAAAAGGATTGCCGTTAAAGTTATCGCTGTTTTAGGTACGATGGAATAGAGAAAGGGGCCAATTGGCCCCTTTGCTTTTAGAACGGGATATCATCATCAAAATCAATCGGCGGCTCGCTGTTTTGGCGTGGCTGCGATTGCGTTTGCTGGCGTGGCTGGCTTTGCTGTGGCGCTTGCTGCCCGCCGCGCTGGCTAAAGATCAGGTTTGCGAATCCGCCAGCCTGGAGCGTGTTGTAAACCTTGCCCTCGTACTCTCGCGACTCAATGCGCAGCGTTTCGCACGAAACGGAGATTACCTTGCCTACCTGGAAAGCCTCTTGATACCAGCCGTTTAACCCTTCGCTTTTGGCGTTGAAAAAGAAAGTGTAGTTGGTGTACTGCCACTGCTGATCGCGGTCTTTGTATCGCTCGGACAACTCGACGATGTACAGCGTGCCGTTTGCACCAGCTTTAACGCGAGGCTCTTTGCGAATTTCTCCGGTAATTACATGCATTATCTGATCCTTATCGGGGCGTTTCCGCCCCGCTGTTAATTATTCAAAATCGGTGATTGGCTGTGATTCTACCGCCTTGGCGGCTGGTTGGTCAACCGTGGTTGCCAGGTTTTGGCGTGGCGCTGCCGGGGAGAATCCGCGAGCGCTTCCGATCTCAATCTGCGCCTTGCGGCTTTCGTAATGCTCTTTTACCACCTGCTTACTTGCCGGATCGCATGCGCTCCATGCCTGTTTTAGAACGCGCTGCAACGATTCCAGATCTTCGCATTTGTCAATGTCGCGCTTCCAGTCCTGTGCGCTCTTGACCGCGATTTGCGCGTCGTCGTCTGCCTGGCTTAAACCAAATGCGGCTGCGGCTGCGTAGCGTCGAGCGTAAGTGAAAGCAGATCCAACGCCTTGCGGGTCGTTTTTGACAATCGGCAATTCCGCGTAGAATTTAACCCACTGGCCGGAAACGTGAATAACGGTCGTCTCGACCTTGATTCTGTTCGGCGCTTCGCTCTCGATCATATCCTGCATTAACATAAGGTCGTTATCTGTTAGCGCCGGGGTGATTGCATCAAGAACGCTATCGAGCGTCGCATACTTGTTTTTTAGGTGTGTGTTTTGCTTGTCTTTTTTCACCTTAACGAACATGCTGCGAGCCTTATGCAGCGCTGGTAAAACCTCGTCGAACTTTTCGGAAAGCTTCATGTTTATCTCCTGATTGGTTGGGAGGCTTTCGCCTCCCTTGTTTTAATTAGTGCTTAACTTCGCCTTCGGTGTGGAACTTGATTAGGTTTTCCATCATTAAATTGGAAGATTCTTTGATCGCTTCAATGGCTTGTTTGTCGTTTTCTCGCATCGTCGCAACCAGAACCACGTTATCGACAGCATCCATTACGCGGCGGATGTATGCCATTTCTTCCGGGCCTTCGGTTGGGTCGAGTGGCGTAACGAAATCGCGCAATGCGTATGACATGCGGGCAATAAATTCGCCCAGATGGTTTACAACTTCTGCCCGTGCTTCGTTCATTTCTTTAGTGTTCATGGTGAATCTCCTTAGTGGCTTTGTTTAACTTACGGGATGCATTATAACACCCCGCTTTTCATTTGTTTAGCTATTTGTGCTATTTACTATAAAAATTCTTTGTACTGGCGAGTGAACCAGTCAGGCACATCGAGATCAATCTCTGGCTCGCCGTTTGCGTATGAGGGCCAGATGTTGTGCGCCTCGCACATGGCGAACGTCTTGATCACGCTCATATACTGCAATCGCCCGATCTTTAAGTGCTCCGGCCTCATGCGGAACGCCAGCGGCAAGAAAGGCTCCTTTTTCTCCTGCGCCAGCAGTCGGACAACTACGGGCCTTTTCTCTTCCGGGTACGCTCGTTTAAATAAATCGTGCTGCAACGCCATTTTAAGCAGGTAGCCATGATTCACCGCCAGGCGTCCGAACTCGGAAGGGTTGGCGCTCGCCGTGGTTTTGTAGTCGGTAATAACAATCGCCTCCTCGTATTGCACAGCCTCGTAAATCGGGTTTCCTTCTGGATCTTCTCCGGTTTTTACGGTGGCCCACACGCCTTTGCAAATGTCGATGTGATCCAGTCTCACTTTGACTTTAACGCCGCCAATCTCCCCGAAGATTGAAAGCTCACGCTGTGCGGTTGGGCTGTTCATGCATGCGTTGTGCTCCGGTATGCTTTCCAGCACTTCGCGCATTTTAACGCATGCGTCGTAATCTTTAGCCGGGACAAGCTCCACCCCATCGGCCCGCGCCTGGCTTTCTGCGATCATTTCGATAAGCCAAAGCACATTCAAATCTTCTCCGCACTTCACCAACATCTCCAGCAATTCAGGGTAGCCTTTCCCGGTTGTACCTTTCAGGCCAAAAGATTTTAATTTGCTGGCTAATGCCGTCTGGCTGGTAATCAGATCCTTAAAGTCCTCCGCCGCTGGTGCTCTGCGATAATGCTTTTCGAACAATTCGCGGCTTTCAAAGTTGGTGTGCGACTGCGTGCCGAAAGTTAGCGCCTTGCTGTTTTCTCTCTGCTTGAATTTCCACGCCGCCGGGCAAGTTGAGAAGATATCAGCCAGGCTTGAGCCGCTCACATACTCCGCGCACCATGAATTAGGATCGTGATAGGCGTCGTTTGTTAGTTCGTCGCTTGTGTAGACCTTGAATACGTTATCACTCATTGTCGGCTCCTCTTGTTGGTATGTGTGCATTGTAGCTAATTTCTGCATTTAGTCAATAGCTATTGCTGTTTTTTCTGTTTCCGAAACGTTCCCAAGATGCAAGGAAACAAATTGCGCTTGTAAGTGCATGATATTGCTCGAAATGGATGCTTGTTTTTTGGCTGTTTCCTCGTTTCGCGTTTTGCGGAGTACCCTATTATATATACCCACTTTGAGATATAAAAATATCCACATACAGAAATAAAGACAACACTATTACTAGTGAAACAATAGAAACAATAAAAAAACAATATTAGATATATATAACTAACTTATTGTTTTTATTATCTATTATAGGTGGATTTGTATGTTTTTTCTGTTTTAAAACGTTGCGCGATTCTGCGGAACCCGAAAACGGAAACACCGAGAAACAAAAAGAACAAAGGGAGCCGATTGGCCCCCTTTTGGTTATGCAATAATCCGACGCCCAGCGCGGTATGCTGCAATGTATGACTTTTCACGAATGAAGTTTCGGTTGTTGATTGAGGAGTTAGTAACATCGTTGTACTTCTGCCCCATCTCGCGCTCCACCCAAGGCGTGTAGGTCTTGATTGTTGAGCTTCGGCTTTCCTGAACCCTAACAATGATCCTGTTTTGTTGACCCTTTCCAGCCGCCGGGATGAAGAATCCGCGCAAAGCGAACGCCCTACCACCACCTTCGTTACCAGTGTCAAGATAATAATATTCAACATCACCCTTACCTGGCGTTTGCACAATCAAGCGGAAATAATTTCGCTGAGAGCAAGAGCACCAGACAATAAGGTTTGTGTCGATCTGTCGGTCAAAGTTCTCCCCGTTAATCCTGAAAATCTCATAGTCACCTTTCGGGACGCTGTCGTAGTTCCTGAACGGTATCGTTTCAGACTCTGCGATCATCACGTCACCTTCAATGCGGTTTGCGTAAACGGTGCCATTAAAGTAGCCGTCGTTACCGTAAATCGTCCCGCGAACCGTAACATTCAGGAAGCTAGACCACCCGTCTTTGCCAATGTACCAGCCGTTATTACCATCCCAATTGTTAGACTGAATGAAGCTACCAATCTTGGCATTTGTGATCGTGCCGTCTTTAATCAGCGCCGACTGCATGAAAACCTGATTGTTTTCAACAACAAATGGCATCGTTTTAAGATCGCCACGCTCCACCGATGGGATGATTGCGAACCTGTCAGCGCTAAACAGGAATTGCGATTTGGCGTTATTGCCCTCGCCAACCAGCATAAGGTTCATGCCAGCCTTGTATTCCTTGCCGTTGTATCGGAGGCCCAGGTTTACACCGTACATCACACCAGCACTTGACGCATTCACCCATGAATCCATTTTCTGAGCCAGCGCCGCGTTAGTGTTTCCGATCTGAGTGCTCAACGTGGAGTCGGCACTTGCCCGCGCTTCCGCCTCGCTTGCAACCGCCTGATCAACTCGGTTGATATTGGCGTTGATTTCGGTTTTGGTGTCGCCAACGAGTTTCGTCAACTTCGCATCCAAGCCGCTAACAGCTTGCGCCCTGGCTTCCGTTTCGGTTGTGATCGCTTGGTCTACTCGGCTAATACCGGCGTTAAGCTCTGTTTTCGCATCGCCTAACTGCTTAGTAAATTTGGCGTCCAGCGCCTGAACGGCTTGCGCCCTGGCTGCTTCCTCATCAGCTACGGCCTGATCAACTCGGTTAATGCTTGCGTTAAGCTCGGTTTTTGCCGCCCCTACCGCGTCGCTAATTGCCTTTTTGTATTCGGCTTTCAGCGATTCGATAGCTTGAGCACGCGCCCCTGCTTCATCGGTGACAGCCTGATCGACTCGTTGAATGTTGGCGTTTAGCTCAACTTTCGCATCATTAATGGCTTTTGTTAGCTTCGCATCAAGATTGCTAATTGCGGTTGCCCGCGCTTCGCTCTCGTTGCTGATCGCTTCCTCTGCTCGCGTTACTGCTGCGTTTGTTCTGCCGATAGCGGTGTTAAATTCCGTCTGTAACTTTTTAATCTCGGAGGCTCGCGTTTCCGCTTCCGTTGAGATTAATTTCGTTACTTTCGTAATCTCCGCGCTAATGCCATCGCTGAACTCGGTTCTAAGCTTCTTAACGGCCTCTATACGCGCTTGCGCTTCGTCGGCTATCAAATCCATTGACTCGCCAATTTCCGCCTTTCTACGCCCGTTCTGGACGCGCGTCCAGCGTAGATTAGTATCGGTTGCTAACGCATTCTCAATGACCGCCTGCGCCTGGTCTTTGATCTTGTTGGCTGCATTAAGCGCCGATGTTGTGGCTTCTTTCACGATTTCGGAGTTTGCGATCCCGGTATCAATGGCGCTTTCAATCAGATCCTTAAAGCCTTCCGACTCCTTAATGTCGCTCCAAATGTCCTCTACAATGTCATCGATATCGATTGATGATTGACCACGAACAAAGTTAGTCCAAGCAGAAACATTGCCGATTCTGTCAACGCTGCGAATGCGATAATGATTGACGTAACCAGCCGGGAGAATGCTGTGCCAGTATTCGCTTTGCGGATACGGAACCAGCGTTAAGAGCGTTGCCGACTCTTCGCTTCCGGTTTCCGACTGCTGCAATTCAATATAGGCCGTGTCCTCTGTTCCTGCTGGCATGCCCCACTTGACGCGAATACCAAACACCTCATCGGTTGAGGCGGTTAAGTTTATCGGCGCTCCAGGCTCGCCAACTTTACCAGTCAGAGAGGCGGTTACGATGTTCGACCATCCAGACGAGATGCCACTCGCAGAAACTGAGCGAACGCGCACGGCGTAATTGCCAGCATAAATGCCTTCAACCTCGATCTCTTTGTTTGCCGTTTGCGGCGTGTTGTGCCAGTTACCATTGCCCTTGCGCCACTGCATTTCATACATGCTCGCGTAAGGCACTTTGTCCCAGCTAACATGCATCGTCTCAACGCTAACACCCTGCAAAACGCGAGAGTAGGAAGTTACCCTTACATTTTTCGGCGCTGCCAGTCTATCCGGGTCAACAATGCTGGTTGGTCGGTCGTCAACGTTGACGCCGTAATCAATCGCATCGTATTTGTTCGGATCGTACTGTACAGCCGTAATGCTGTATGTAAACTCCTCGTCGCCGTCGCCTTTGGTGATTTGCGTCACAACGTATTGCTGCAATGCAATGTCTGTGCGCTCAATGGCAAAAACTGCATCCGGCTTAACGTCGAAACCGAAACCAACATTTAGCTCAATGGTTTTGCCGTCTGCGCTAACACGCGAAATCGTGCGCTTAACTGGCTTGCCGTCCGGTTTGTTGATCATGATGAAATCGCCCGCTCGCGCGTCAACCTTAAACGGTAAAAAGACTTGCAAGCCGCTAACCTCCATCACACGCCCGGAAAGGTTGAGCGCTAAGTTACTGCTCCAGAAGTTGTCCGAAATAGCCACAACGTCGCCTATCGTCGGGATCATGCCCTCCAGGCCAGTAGCAAAGTTAACCGTAGTGCTGCGCAAGTTGGTTTTCAGAATCCAGCGCCCACGGCGGTTTGCTTCGCTGCGTCGAGTGCATCCGATCGCGGTGATGCTTGTCGGGTTGTGACCGAAACGCAATGCTGCCTCTGTGTCGAAAACTGGCTCTACGTCCTGCTGATACAAGTTTTGCTCATCGTCGAAAGTGACGTTGCAAGATGTATACATGCTCTTTTCACTGGCGAACGTGTAGGAGAATTCCCCGTTAACTACGTTGTCGTTTGTGAAAATGTAGGACGGTTCGCGCGGCTTATCTACAACGATGGAAAGGCTTTCTCCGTTCCAGAAAGTCATTCCACGGAAGATTGAGCAAATATCCGTCACAAGCTGGTAAGCCTCAACCTGGCTCTGGATCACAACATCGCACAGATAGCGCGGCTCTGTTCCGCCTTTTCCGTCCGGCACCATCTGATCACAATAGCGGCCAGCATCGTAAAGCGCCCACTTGTCAAGCGGAATGCCCAACTCACGTTGATCGAGTCCGTAGCGCTGATTGGTGATTAAGTCGTAAAGCACCCATGCCGGGTTATTGCTCCACGCCTTTTTAAATGTCCCGTTCCAGTTTCCAGAATACGTCCGAGCAATCGGGTCGTAATTCGACGGGATGTTTATCAACTTCCAGCGCTTTTTGGTTGAGATGTTCGGGATCTGGTTCGGGAACAACTCGGAATCAAATTCAACGTAAACTAGACCAGTCAGCGGATAGCGGAATTTTGCATCAATAACCTCTGCATAGCTTTGCAGCCGGATCAGGTCTGTAACCTTGGCGCTAGTGCTGTCAGGCGTCACGCGGCGAACGCGCAAAATCACCTGGCTGTTAAAGCTCGGCAAATCAATGCGACGGCTCCGATCGTAACCGCTTGTTGTCTTACCTTCGATAACGTCGCTCATTACCTGATTAAACGAACCACCATCAACCGCCATATCAACGGCATACTCAACGCGAACACCAACCAGATCGCCGTCGTCCTCGCTGGTAACGCCTCGCGGCATCAGCACGCGGATTCTGATCGCAGAAAGGTTCTTGTTGGTTACTGAAATGCTATAAGGTGTTTTAGTTGTCAGATCGCGAGCAACCGTTATTTCGCTTGAGGTATCCGTAAAACCCTGGATGTATGGCTGATCCTGAGTTCCCGGCCTAAATTCAGCCGTGACGCCCTCATAGTTAAATGTCCCGTCCTCGTTCTGAACAACCACATCGTCGAGATACAGGTTCTTTAATGAGAAATTAGGATCGCACTCACCATCGGAAACCGCCAGTAATACTTTGATTTTGTTAATGGAAATCAGGTTGTCTTCCATTTCCTTTGGCTTTTTCGGCTTTGATGAGCCACCTTTACTCCCGGTTATCACATTTTTGATCATGAGTTTGTTCTCCGATAGCACTAATTGCTAAAAAAGATGCTATAAAGCATGTTACATTACGTAAGAGTTTACACTAGGAGTGCGGTTATGAGCAATTGGTGCGACGTTTACTTTTACTTTAACGGTGTGCTGTTTAGCAAAGCCAAAATGAAACCGTTAGGCAGCATTAGGGGTAATGGTTATGTAACCCTGGGAAGAGGGGATAAAACTGAGTATGCGCACCGCATTGTATGGGAAATGCACTGCGGAGAAATACCAGACAACATGGAGATCGATCACATAAACCACAACAAAAGCGATAACAGAATAGAAAACCTGAGACTGGTTACAAAGCAGGAAAACCTAAAAAACAAGAGCAAGCACAAAAATAACACAAGCGGGATAACTGGTGTATCAATCATGCGTGGAAAGAATGGGTATACATACTTTCTCGCAAAAATAAAAGTCAATGGCTCGGTAGTTCAAAAAACATTCAAAAACGCAACTGACGCCATGCTGCAAAGAATTGAATGGGATGTTGCATTTAAGATGCACAAAAATCATGGGGCATAACGCCCCATGAATTAAACCATATCCTCTGCATAACTCCCGGCGCTCCATACTGCGCCGCCCACGGTGCGCTGTCCATACGGTAGCGGGATTGGGTATCCTGCCGCCGTGGTATTCACCGCGCCGCCGAACGCATAGGATGGTTTATTTTCTGCGCTCTGACTTTCGAACTTGGCCCCGCCTTGCTGCGGCGAAATCATTTGCATTACGCCACCCAGCACCATTGCGCCGCCGAACATGAAAGCGGATGAGGCAAACGCCCCCATTAAAACCAGCGACTGACCACCAGTAAAAAACGCAGTAGCCATAATCGCCGCGCCCAAAACAACCTGAAACAGACCACCAGATTTTGAGCCTGTGGGGATCGGGATAATGCGGATCTCCTTTGCGCACTGCCAGGCTTTTTCGTCGTGATGCCCCACATTCCGGCCATCGACAAAAACAGCGTAGCGCATGCGCGAACCAATTTCACTTTGCATATAGTCTTTAAAGCCCTCCAGCGTCACTGAGAGCGCCCGGATTGCTTCGGGGTATGAATCAACGGCTAACTCATGAAAGACGCCGAAACGGCGCCCCAGCGAGCCAGAAAGCTTGATAGTTTTAACTGTCTGCATCATAACTTTAAATCCTTATGCCTGCACACCATGACGGTGTGATCTTGATACCATCCAGAATAGAGATCCTGGCGCGACAACTTACCGAAAGCATGATGCAACAATTGGTTGTTGCCCAAGTAAATTCCGGCATGGTTCCAAACTGACGCCTGTAACTGCATGATCACCATATCGCCAGGCTCTGGCGGCTTGCCCGTCGGAATGAATCCCTCTTTCAGATAGTTGTCCTGGTACAAGTTTTCGCCGTGCTCCGGCTTCCACCACTCGTAAGGCTTGCGAAAATCATTCAGGATCACGCCGTGCTCTTTGTGCCAGGCCATCACCAGCCCCCAGCAATCGTATGAACCCAGCGACCAGGGGCGACCAGTCAGCGGCCTTGATTGCGGCTCAACAAAACGCATATCGCCCTCCGGCCAGGATGCAATAATCCAAGTAACCCCCATTTCATCACAAATGCACGTATCGTGAGCGCTCGGTAAAGTGGTTGCGCCGTCCCCGCAATGGCTGTGAAAGATGGCAACAACTTCACCGCAATCAATCGCGTCAGCATATTCTATAGAGTCCATCTCAAAGTGATTCTCTGGATCTGGATGTACGTTTGTTATTCTGTGAAACTTTTGCACCCTTGATTTTTGCGTTACCACTCCGCAAGCCTCAAGAGGGTATTGCTCTTTGGTGTATCTCATAATTTCAAGTTTAATCTTTGGATGTATCATATTTCACCTCGTGATTTTCTGACAGCAATTATTGCAGGTGCGATAAGCGTTTTAAACTCTGTGTACGAATAATTATCAAGTCTTGTTGTGTTGCACAGCTTGCAACACGTCACGCAGTTGTCAATCTCATGGCCTTTGCGATTATCCATCCTGTCAAGTCCGTTGGCTATAGGATCTATGTACCCGCAATAGTGACAAGGCTCGTATATCGCACTTCTGATAAACTCAATTGTAAGATCGCAAAAATGCCCCTTGGCCTCATCTATTTTCTGATACCTGTATAATCTATGCCTGTCTATGTTTGTTTCTCTCCATTTCTTGCTCGCCTCTCTGCTTGATTTTGCGTCCCTGTTTTTCTTTTTGTACTCACTGTCACATAGTTTGCATGACGATCTTACACCAAACAGGCCGCGAGCGGCCTTGTTGAACATGGAAATTTCTTTTATTAATCCGCATTTAGAGCACGACTTAAAAATCATTGATTTTTCCTCAATAGTGATGCTACGGCGCAGCCGCCGAAATCAAGTTCCCGATCCGCTCCGAAACGCAGTTTGCAAGCCGTAGCGGTTCCGGCGCAATAATCCTGGCTCGGATCTGAAACAGGATTGTTGTCCTTGTCGAACATTCGCGATCCGTTGTATCCGCACCCCTTGCCGGAACGATACCACCCCCTTTGCGCCCAATAGCAAACGCTTTGAGCCGTGCGCGGCGGGATCATAATTCCGTCCATATCGTAAGGCGTGGTTAAATCAAATCGCGCCGTTGACTGGTTACAAAAATTGGGACGTTCGATGTAATAAACCATCTTGCGATAATCACCATCGGCAACGTTGCCAGATTTATCAATCAGATCGGACGGCGTGATCCAGATTGTCACCTTAGCCTGCATCATTCCGTTATAAGATCGGATTAACGCAGAAACCTGGCTGTCAACATTTGATAGCGTTAGCTGTGGTTTCTCTGCCTTCCCGTTGCTGGTGAAATTTATCCCTGATATACCGAAAGGCCGCGCTCCGTAAACGTCGCCGCGAAAGATAATGTTTTTCTCCGGTAGCGTGCCAGTTTGCCGCGCTTGCATTAGCTCCTCTGGCGTATAGGCGATATTCTCGTTGTGCAGCCTGTAAATATTGGCTCCAAACCTTGTGCCATCTATTTCAACAAGCGTTATGATTTCTCCGGGGTAAAGGCTTTGCAAGCAGTTACCGAAAGCCGAACTAACCTCATTAGCCATAATGTTTTCTCCTCTTTTTAGCCATTATAGAACAACAAAGGCCCGCACAAAAGGCGGGCCGCTGGTTATTTCATGGATGTAAATTGCTCCTCAAAAGTTGCCTTTACTTCCTGAACGGTTGGCGATACTGGCGACGCCGACACGGTTCCAGACTTAACCCGGAATAACCCCAGGTTTCCATCTGGCATAACCCATAGAAACGGCTTTAGCCTGTGACCATTCAGGAAGTCGATAACTTTTTTGTAATCCTTCCCGGCGTAAACGATGGAGAATGAGCGGCGAGTTGTGTTGAATCCAGACGATGCAACTTGCTTATACCCATTCCCGAAAACAACCTCCCTGTCGTTATTCTCTGTCGTCATTGCCCCGCCGCCTCCCTGCGTTTGGGTACACCATGTAAATTCGTCAAGCGCCATAATTAGCCCCTCTTGCTATTAACAAAGTTGTAAACTTCTCCGCCTTGTGCGCATGCACGTTGAATCATTTCGGTGAAAATCATCCTAACGCCAGTCTCCAAACCTTTCGGATCGTTTCCGTTGTTGATATCAACATTGATATCTCCAAAGGTGAATTGAGATCCAGCCGCCGAAGTAGACGCGCCGCCGTAGGTATTGCCGCCAACTACGCCGCCGTTCGCATATCCCCGCATGAGTTTATACAGGTTGCGCGTACCAATCCGCCTTGTCGCCTCTTTGGTGAATACAAATTCGCCGCCGTGTACAATGCCTTTTGGCTCGTACTTTCCGCCGTCGCCAGTGTATCCGCCGTTTGCGTACCCTTTCGCAGCCTTGCCGCCTCCGCCAAGCATATTCGCGAACGAGAAGCTACCGCCACCGCCACCGCCGCCGCCGGGCATCAGGCCGGAAAGCGTGTTAAAGATAACCATTTGCGCAATCATCTTAACAATCATCCCAATGATGCTTGACGCAAAGTCTTTAAAGCTGGCTTTACCAGTGGTCAAAAACTCTGTTAGCTGATCAGAAAGACCGATCAACGCAGACATGCCGATGTTCTCAATTTGCCCGTTAATATCGTTTACGGTTTCGCCGTACTCGGCCCAGGATTTTTTGATGCCAGCCAGCCAGTTACCGCGCAAGCTGTCCTCCTCGGCGTAATACTCTTGCCGTTTAGCCAGCATTGCTTGCAATTCCTGATCCTCAAGGCTTCCACCCTGGTTTAGCCAACTGGATTTGATTTGCTCCAATTCTGCATCGCGCGACGCCTGCCGATCTGATTTACCTTGCGCCTGAGCCTGGATTTTTGCGATTGCCGCCGCTTGCTCCCGTAGGAATTTTGCCGCGTCCTGCTCGCGTTTAATCAACTGCTCTTGCTTGGTGATCTGATCTCCAATTACCGCCGCCTGCTCGCGTAGGGCTAAAATCTTGTCCTTGTTAGCCAGTTCGGCGCGCTCATCTGCTGTTAACTGGCGTCGCTGCGCTTCCTTCTCCAGCACTTGAAAGCGTGCCTGAGTATTCCATAAGTTTTTGCGCTGCTGGCTGATCTTGTCGTTGATATCGCGATGCTCTTTCAAGACCTGCAATTGAGTTTGCAGCGCGATCAAGTCCTGCTCATACTGGTCTAACAGTCGAGTTCCCTGATCAATGGAAACCTTTTGCTCCTTGTTTCGCCCACTGAGCGCTTCGGCCTCCTTGGTTACGGCTTCCTTGACTTCCTTTGATTTGCCAGCAAACTTGCCTTGCTCCTCAACCATTTTGCGATAACCTGCCGGGTTAGATAACCGCCCGTCAATTTCCGCAATCCGCTGCTCAAGCTCTGCGATCTCTTTCGCTGATTTTTTGGCTACGTCTGCTTGTTCCTTTGCGACCCCCTGGAACCATGAGCCGATTACGGGAAGCGATGAGGTTTTATTTCCAACGCTCACCAGGAAATCCGCAATCATCTTATCGCCCTGAGCCAAGATCAGGCGGATCTGGTTAACGACGCCCATCACAACATCGGCGATCATGTTCCCCGCTGTCAGCGTTATAATGCCCACTTCTTCCCACGCTTCGGACGCCCACTGTTTAATGTCAATCCACATTTTTTCAAGTGGCGTTGCGCTTTCGGCAATCTCATCTGAACGGTCTTTCATCATTTTAGCGAAAAGCTCCGTAGCATATTCCACGGCTTCGATCTTGCCTTTCGTCTTCTCAAGCGTGGCGATGTAGGTTAGCTGGCCTTTATCCAGAAAGTTAAAGCTTTCGTTTAATTCCGCCAGCCCCTTAATCGGGTCTTTCGCGATCTTCTCGAAATAGCCAATAACCTTTTCCGACGATTCGCCAGTGGTTGCCACCCAATCCGCCGTAGCCTTCGTGATCGTCTTTAGCTCATCTTTCGTGAACTTGCCAGTTTTTGCAACCGCCGTTGCGACTTCCAGGATCTGGCCCGAAGTTGCGACCGCCGCAGAACCCGCTATCTCATCAACCAAGGATTTGATTTCTGTCGCGCTGCTGCCAGCATATCCGCCCGTCATAATCAGCGCCTTTTGCAGTGTGCGCTGCGAATCGTATGCGTCATACCCAGCTTTTGCCAATGCCGCGACCGTGCCAACCACGCCACCAATCAGGATACGAGCCGGGGTCAAATACGACATTAACACTTTGAACGTATTGCTAATGCCGCCGAAAGAGTCTTTGATTTGCCCGCCCTGCTGGATCGCAACCAGCCAGATCGGCATGCCAGAAGCGAGCGACGTTACCACGTCCGTAATCTGAGCCGGAAGCATTCGCATAGCCTGGCTATACTGACCCGCCGTCAACCCAGCAAGCCCCATTTGCTTTTCTTGGGCCTTCAATTGCTGAATGAACGGGGCCGCCTGAGCACTAACGCCAAGCTGTGCCGCTTTCATTTCCAGCAATTCCGTTTTCGTCTTGCCGATTGCGTTTGCCTGATCCTCAAGGCTCGCCAGGAACGCCGCGCCGGATTTCGCC